CCGCATTTAACGTCGGTATTGCTCGGTGGAATGGCACCACTAATGCCGCTGGCGCTGGTGGCATTGGTTACTTTTCCCAAGGCACTGGCAACGTTGGTGGGCATTACTTTTACACAGGAGATGCCGCAGCGGGTTCGCAAACTGCTCGTCTTGTTGTTAATCCGTCAGGCAACGTAGGGATTGGCACTACGAGCCCAAACTATAAATTAACCACCAACGGTTCAATCGGTCTAGGTGTTGTTTCTAATGGAACCACCCAATTAGTCTTTGACGGAAGCATTGGCGGTGATCTTGTTGGCGCTTCTGCTGCGGTTCAAGGCACTTATACCAATTTTGGAACTGACTCTAAAGGCGCGCTGCTTTTCCTAACCAATTCAGCAAGTAGTCTCAGCGAAAAAGCCCGCCTGACATCAGATGGAAAACTTTTAGTTGGCACGTCTAGTAGTCGCAGCGTTGCCACTCAGCAATCAGTAGTGCAAGTCGAAGGCACTTCCTTTAGCACAACAGGCTTTAGCTCTTGTAGAAACAGCAATGATGTTTACAGTTCTTATTTACATTTTGGCAAAAGCCGAGGCGCAACCATTGGATCTAATACAATAGTCGCTTCCGGTGATGATTTAGGGGGTTTAATTTTTGGCGGGGCAGACGGAACTGACGTAGACAGTCAAGCCGCGTATATCCTTTGTCAGGTAGACGGCACCCCCGGCGTCAACGACATGCCAGGCCGCCTAGTGTTCTGGACTACGCCAGACGGCGCGGCTAGTCCTACGGAGCGGATGAGGATTGACAGCTCCGGCAGGCTCTTAATTGGCACGTCTACAACCAGCAGCAATGCTCCACTTCAAATAAGTACTTCTGCATCTGGCTTTTCAGTACAAACAAAGTTGGATGTAGGAGATTTTCAAAGATATGAAAATTCTGCTAACGGGCCGTTTATATTCCTAGCAAAATCCAGAAGTTCAACTTTAGGAACTCAGACAATTGTGCAAAGTGATGACTACTTAGGAGGCCTACAATTCCGTGGTTCAGATGGAACTGATGCTATTCCCGCAGCGCAATTTCATGCTCGAGTAGATGGAACACCTGGTTCAAATAATATGCCAGGTCGTCTAGAATTTTTTACTACGCCATCTGGCTCGGCCAGTCCATTGGAGCGGATGAGGATTACGAGTGGTGGATACGTAAAAGCCAGTAACACCGGGGTGTACACCGATGCTGGCGGAGGAAGTCGCGCTACAAACTCACAACATTTCTTCCGTAGTGATCAAAATGGATTAACAATACAAGCAACTAACACGAATTTAGGCGGTGCTGTCGAAGGATTTACGTCTGATTTTGCAACAGGTGCAACTGGTACACATTTTATTGGCGCAATTAATTTAGTTCGAACTTTTATTGTTTATGCCAATGGCAATGTTGCCAATACTAATAACAGTTACGGTGCAATTTCTGACATTAAATTGAAAGAAAATATTGTTGATGCCAAATCTCAATGGAATGATTTAAAAGCGCTTCAAGTTCGTAACTACAATTTAAAAAAAGGCCAAACACATACACAAATTGGCCTTATTGCTCAAGAGGTTGAACTTGTTTCTCCTGGTTTAGTTAACGAGTCTCCCGACCTTGATAAAGATGGAGTTGAGCTTGGTACCGTAACCAAAAGAGTCAATTATTCGGTACTGTACATGAAAGCAGTCAAAGCTCTGCAAGAAGCAATGGAGCGCATCGAAACCCTCGAAGCCAAAGTTGCAGCCCTTGAGTCCGCGTAGACACCTTCACTAACATCCCTGGTAGAATATAAAAAACTTTTTAATTATGGCTAACACCACTTGGGATATTGTCAACATGGAACGTCATCTTCCTGATGGCAACACATGCCCTGACGGTGCTGTTTATACGGTACATTGGACAGCAAACCTAGAAGAAGATGGTGAATCTGCCGGTGCATACGGCAGCATTGGTCTTGGTGACCCCGACCCTTCTTCCTTCACACCTTTCGATCAATTAACCAAAGAAACGGTTATTGGCTGGGTACTGTCTGCCCTTGGTGTGGACCAGGTTGTTTCTATTGAAGAATCATTACACAATCAAATTCAACAAAAATTACATTCCACCTCAGCCTCTGGCACTCCTTGGTAATTAGTTGCTATACTTTTTGAAGTCGTTTATTTACCATGGCCTGCAAAAAGTCTGAGCTTATCTCCGCCGTGAATTCGTTTGGTTCTGCTCGCGCTTCTGGCGACGGTAATCTCATCGCCTTTGCGGCAAATATGATTGGTGGTCTTATTGACACCCTTGAATTTGAATCGGAAGAGCCGGAAGCAACTGAAGTGACACCTGAAGTAGTTGAATGAATAGACTGGACCTAAAGTAAATTAAAAACTTAGGTCCATGTCAATTAACTTATGTGATGCAGCGACGTTTTACAAAGAACTTCCGCATCAAACAAACGCATTAAAATGGCTCCAGGCTCAGATTCCTCCTGATGTCCTGGAGTCTTTTGCTGTTAAATATCGTCAAGCAGATCCTGCAGCTAAAGAACCTTCCAATACATGGGACGGTGTTCTACAAGCAGCAAAACAATCTGGTGCCAAATTCCCAGAAGTTGTTGCTGCCCAGTGGCAACTAGAAAGTGCCGGTGGTACTGCTACCTCTGGTAAAAATAATTACTTTGGTCTTAAAGGTAGTGGTACCAACGTAGATACCAAAGAGTTTGTTGATGGTAAATGGATCACAATCAATGCTGGGTTCATTGATTTCCCAGGGCTTCAAGCCTGTGTTGACTACCTCGTAAGCCACTGGTACAAGGACTTTGGTGTTTACAAAGGTGTTAATAATACCAATAATCGAAACGAATGTGCGCAAGCACTAGTCACACAGGGGTATGCAACGGACCCTGGCTATGCAACAAAACTGATCCAGATCATGGATCAAAAATTACAAAGGCCAGGGGGCGCACCAATACCAAAGCAAAATCCACTCCCCGTGATCTACATGAGTCAGCGGGACAATTATCGTGATGCTTCCCGCACATGCTTCAGTTCAAGCTGTGCAATGATGTTAAAGTTTCTCGTCCCCACCTCCATTTCCGGTGACGATGAGTACCTTCATACTGTCTTCAGCTTTGGCGACAGCACTGATAGTAACGCTCAGCTGTCTGCCCTAAAACACTATGGTTTGAATGCCAAATTCATTAAAAACGGCAATCGTGATCTAATTAAAAAACAAATTGATTCAGGCAAACCAGTTCCAGCTGGATTTCTTCATCATGGCACCGCCCAAAATCCACAGGGCGGTGGCCACTATCTTTGTATCATCGGATACAATTCCGAGGGCTATTGGGTGCATGATCCCTGGGGCGACTGCAACTTAACATCTGGAACCTATGATTCCACCAACGGTAAAAAACTGCATTACAGCTACAAAAATTTTGAGCCCCGATGGTTAGTCGAAGGCCCAAAATCTGGCTGGTGCATTATTGCTTAAGCAATCAGCGTTGCTTGGTACGGCTGGTAACCAAAGCAAGTAATTCGATTACGCGATACGCCCTACGAACAGCACTATCATCTTTAGGGGTGGGTGTCAGTGCAGTAATTGCACTAGCTGCTGCATGAATTGTAAGAGCCGTCTCAACATACTTAGAAATGTCCATGATTAAACCAGGTAGTTTTCTTTATTTTACCAGCGGTTTTTGTAAAAGAAAAAAGATTTGTGTTCTTCTGATATTTCCCAATTAATATCCTCATGTGTTTTAAACCATTTCTTCCACACTCGAAATTGTTTTTCAGGTAACGCAGACTCACAACGCATTGTCAATGAATGACCCTTTGGTAATTCATCAACCCACTTACGAACTTGACGGATTGCAATAGCCTGGACGCCGTTACCAATCTTACCGGTCAAAGACGTAGCCAGACGGCGGACCCTGGACCGTCTTCGTCTGTTCATCCAATCGTTGATCTGTCGGTTGCTTTTGGCCACAGCTAAACCGGCAAGCCACACACATCCTTTTGTTGTGACAATCCACGGAATCAAATGCATTTTCAGGAGATACCCCCTCCCAATATTCTTTGTAAATACTTTTTTTCTTTTTTTGATTCGGAAAGTCATTCATTAGTTGTCATGAATTTTGCATCCCTTCTCCCAGGGATTCTCATCACAATAGCGCTTAAACGCTTCTGCTGGTGTCGTGTATATTTCAAGATGACAGCGTTTAAATAGCTTACACACTAACCAATTGTAAAAATACATCATTGGGTGGTTACCAGCGGGAGGAATACGTCTGGGAAGCGGTTATCTTGTTGATGCTCCCGTTGCCAAGCCGTTTGCCATTCATCTAATGAATGCATGTGTTGATCTTCGCCCGTATAGTTTTGAGTCAAGTCACATAAGATAAAATCTTCTGGACCCGTTAAAGATGCATCACTAATAAGCCATGTTGAATCATCAGGTATTGTAACTGTAGCGCTTGAATTAATTGTGGCCAAAATACTGGTGTATGCATTAAAGCCAGAAGGCAATGTGTAGTTGATACTAAACGTAGGTCCAATGGTAACCGTATTACCTGTGCTTAGTTCATTCTCATAAATAAACTTATTTGTGCCGCCCGTTTCCAGTAACAACTCGGGTTCTAGGTCTTCGATTTCAATAACCAAACCCAGTTCATAGGCAAGGGGTTCATTACGTGTTGTTGATACACATAACAAGTAAGACCCTGGGGGCAATACAAAGTATCGATCATCACCTTTATCAAGGCGGTTGGGGTTGAAATTATTATATAAATTTGATTGGGCATTCATTACATGCCCAACGTACGGGTAATAAACTTCTCCTTGTACTAATTCCGGAATGCTATCTGCATCAAAAATTGCACGTTCTTGAATTGGATTTTGATTTAAATCGTACGCTGCCACTTGAATATACTTAGGACGCGGCGGTCCTTTGGCAGTTATTAACCATGCATTTCTCAATAGGTTAATCACAAACCAATGGTTGTATGTACCACCGCCATATCCACCATTAGACGTGTCCCAAGTGTCGGCACGCCCGATAGGTTTTGATACAGGACCCAAGGTTCCCCTCAGATAACGCAAAGACGTTTGGTCAAATGAACCAAGGTTTAGTGGGTTATCTTTAGTGCGTTGACGTTGGGCAGTTCCGTTACGCATTATTTATCTACTTAATAGTTATCACCCTTCATCATAATCGGGCACTTCCTTAACATCCAAGGGATGCGTAATGGTATGTTTGTACTCCCTTTCAACAATAGGTTGTATGCTTCTGCCTGTATTAATTTGACGGGCATACAACATTAACTTCTCAGCTTTAAATTCAACATCAAATGGGTGAATCTTCTGGGGTGGCGTCACCCGATTCCAGCTGGACACCATGTGCAGTGGGTTGCCACACTTCGTGTTACCGCATGTCCTGGTAACGATTAAAGAACCGACATCCCCCCAGGCACACTGATACAAAGCCTTGTGAACATTGACGTTTTCAACACGTTGTCTGCTGTGTTCTGACCTATAGGAAGGCAAACAAATTCTCTTGGGTGAGGTGCCGGTTGGCGATGCGATAGGCCAACAGTCCTCTGGGAACCCGATTTGAACTTTCTTCCAGAGGCCTGCGTACTTTGATTTGTATGCCAAGTGCATGTAGTTGACATCAAAACCACAGACATTGGAAAGGATCTTGTTGGCACAGTGGTAGCACCAATGACCCGTGGAGTCCCGAATGACATGACCATGGGGGCATGGGTAACCAAGGTAATAACCTTTTTCTTTTAGTTGAGACTCACTGAGATTATCAATGAGATTGATGTAGCGAAAAGTTGCGTTGGGGTCGGGAATTAAGTTAGCCATTCTCAGAGTGAGTCTTGTTTGCGATTGTTGCGACGCCTGCGAGAGGGGACTGCCCTCCGCTGGTAAAGCTCAAATGTTCCATCGCTCTTTAGTAGTACATCTGAACTACCCGGGTCGTCTCCCGTTTTCAAGTAGTACATCAGCCGGTGGGTCACAAACCTCTCGCCGCCCAGGCTGACGGTGTAATGGGTGCCCGCATGGTCGAGCCTTCCCGCCATTTGACCCTTTTCATGGCGCTTGGTTGTTTCGGCCCACTCAAGGCCGCTGGGATACCGATCAGAGAGCTTGAGCTTCTGCTGGACGTACCAGAGGGGAGGCATGGGCCTGTAGGTCCGTGGCATGGGAACCAACCATTGCAAACGTACAGTACCACACTTTTTGCAGGGCGATGCAGAGTTAAATGTACAATACCTATACTTTTATTTTCTATAGAGCAACTTTACACTTTTGACCAAAGTGTACGATTTCGTTCATGAATAAGATGTTTCCAGTACGTCTCATCAAGACTTAGCTTGAGACATGAGCCCCCCCCCTTCCCCCCGGAGGCAGCCGAAGCATCCCTCTATGAGACAACCAGCAATCTCACCCTAATCTCATTTAAGACTCACAATGAGCACCCAAAACCCCCAAACCAATACACCTGTACTCCCCTGGCAGCCCAATTCCAAAACATCTGTACTACTAAACCGTACACTTTTGCCCAAACTGTAAAGTTGCTCTATAGAAAATAAAAGTACTTGTACTGTACGTTTATGTCTGCACAGCTCTGCTCTCCGCCCCACCCCAATCTCAAATGAGTCCAAACTTGAGACACCCCTGGCAATAAAAAACCCCCACCTTGCGGCAGGGGTCATGGGCTTTCTGTCCGCCGGAACTATACAGCACCCACCAGACGCTTCTCACGTTTTTCTTTTTTCTTCTTTTTCTCTTTAGGTGCAGGCTCCTCTTCTATTGTATGATCAATCCCATTTAACATATCTTCGAAAACACCATTAAACTGGGCGGCGATATTGTCCCAACTAAAGCAGGGATCTAGTACACGTTGGTAGCAAAGCTCTGCAGTGGCATCTAGCTTTTCACGGTTTTCGTAAAGATCAGAAAAAATCTCTGCGAGGTGATCACTGGAGGGGCAAGGAAGCTCCCTGGAGAAATTGGTATCAACATCAATGTGATCACAACGGATCAGTTGCCCATATCCCTGAAAAATTTCTTTTGTGCTTGTATGGTCAGGCACGACTTGCGCCACTTGACACGCGGCGTTTTCAAAATTAACCAACTCAAATCCACCTCCCTTGCATGTATTGACGCCAATATCGGCGCTGTTGTAAATCAGATTTAAAGTTTCTACAGAAACATCAGGCGGCCCCTGGTTGTTATTAGTTAAAATAATGCGACCGTTTGGATCAAGTCCATGTTTTTGCATTTCCCTGGCAAATAAAGGCAGCAAATCCCAACCTTGATCTTTCAATCCGCAGTGCATATACAACTGAGCATCTGGACGATTCTTTGCAAATTTTGCAAAAGCCGCAATTGTAATATCCTGTCGTTTCCGAAACTGATTACGGTTTGCGTTCAGCACCACAAAAATATCTTCTTTTAAATTAAGGCGTTTACGTGCTTCTTTTTTGTCAATGGGGTAGAACCTATCTGGATCTAATCCGTGGGGGATGACCGCTACAGCCCTGTTAACGCCCGCTTTAATAAATTCGTGAGCACCAAATTCAGTAAAAGCAATTAATGCATCCCAATCATTAATGTGCGAATGGATACCACCAGTCCAGTTATAGCTATCCATGGTGAGATAGCCAGCAAAACGGAATCGACCCTGCTTATGCAAATCTTCAATTCGACTATATTGCTCTGAAACAATCCATGGATCATTCAAAGAACAAATAAGATCAGGCTTTTCAAGCTCAACAATTTCACGAATACGTTCTTCGCCAAATGGCGCTTGTTGGAAGCGGTTACTTGCAGGATACATTTTGTATAGCTTTTGGTCTGGGCAGGGGTCCCCATGCCAGTTAGAAGCCATAACAACAATTTCGTACTTGTCCCGTAGGCGTGGAAGCAACGCGTCACTGACACGGCTAAACCCAGTCTTGGCAACCAAGTCTCCACACCAAAGAAGTTTTGGTTTTTTAGTCATAGTTAATCGGATCTTTTCCGTTTAACTATACCTAATTAGGCGGAGTAATGGACCGTACAATTTCCTTTTCTTCTACAGTTTTGGACTGTAATTTTTTCTTCAGAAACTCAGCGGCTTTGTGAGTTTTCGTTGTATCACCACAGGTATAGAGATCAACTGCCGCATATCCAAGCTCTGGCCACGAATGAATACTGGCATGGGATTCTGCCAATAATGCCAGCAGGGTTACACCTTGCGGTTCAAATTTTTCACCAATCATCCTCAACACCTTGGCACCCGCCATGGACAATGCCATTTGCAGGTACCATTCAAGTTGATCATAGTCATCAAGAATTTTGGGATTGCAATCATACAAATCCAAAATCAGGTGTCGACCATTGCTCATCATTCAGTATCAACTTGATCCTCTATTGTAAGACTGTTATCTGCAGTTAATTCCATACCATAAAACTCTTTGTATTGCTGCTTATCAGATGCGACTTCAATGATGGAAGGCCACCCTTCATACTTAGGACTGGACTCACGAATCATTACATTAAAGATCCGCAACCCCCTGGTATTCCGCCTGGAGAACACCTTAAGTTTTAATTGGTGTGTACAGATGTCTAGCAGTAGGGGTTCAAATCGTCCACGCGACATGACGTTAACGCCACACTCCCGACAGAACTGGGCATAACTTGCGTACAACCATTTGTCATGGTTGGAGTACAAGTTGGATGAACCCATAGGTGCATTCTTAAGGAAACCGATAGCAGAACTGACGCCAAGGTCATAAATAATTTTGTGTTCCATCCAATCTAAGATTGGGTTGGAACGCAGGTTTTGCATCTTCTCATACTTCTGGAAGAACTTCACCTTCTCACTGGTTTCCATGAGGTATTGACGCATGGTGTTTTCATCCATATCCAGGAGCCAATTCACCAAACCAGGCAACATCGGTGCAAATTCACCACGCGGTTCCCCCTTGGAATTAAAGGCGATCAACTCCTTCTGTTCTGCTTGGCTACCAGTGAAGGGCCGGTCGAATGGAATAGTGAGACGCCGACGTGCCAATCCAGAGGTGTAGTCAGTTGATTGGATAGCTTCATTAGCTGTGATCATCACAACCCCGTGGTATTGGAAGGGGTCAAGATTTTCGCCTTGAAACTTGCGTTCACTACGAATCCAATCGTTACCGGTAATAGCCTTCAGTTTTGATACGGAGCCACCCCAACGATCAGCATCTTGGAACAACAATAGTTTTTTACCGAGGTAAGCAGCTGCTTCAAAACGATTCTTCTCCAGATTCTCAAAGTCAGTGCTATATGTATTACTGCGTCCTACCAATGCGACTGCCAGGTTTGCATAGGTCGACTTCCCAGATTTCCCTGGGCCGACAATCTCAACAAACTTTTGTAGTTCATAACGCCCCAATAGGGTTGCCCGCAGCCAAGCCCTTAATACTTGCGTACGTTCCCAGCTATCGTGCTGCGTATGCTTCAGCCATTTAATAAGGTCATCACATGTTGCGTGCGGATCATAGGCATAGGGCATTTGCTGGGTGAAGTACATATCCCTCTTGAAGGGAAGTAGTTCACGCGTCTCAATATTCAAGACACCATTCGTAAACAGTAAGTAGTCCGAACCTTCGTACCAATCATCAAAGATGACGACGGATTGCAGCTGAGCGAACACATCATTAATCAGGTTATTACTAAAGCCATTCGGTATGAAATCCCCCAGGCTGATGAACCTGGCACGGATGTCACCCAACATTTCAATCTTGGTCATCGGTGACCAGAGACCCTTGGCTTCTAGCTCATAGGCAAAGAACTGTCCATGGGGTTGACTAAAGACCAGGCGCCCCTGGTACATTTGCAGCAACATTTCCGTAATGGTGCTGGCCTTTGGATTTTTCACGCCTTTTTCTTTGTCTGATTCCTGCTGCCTTGCTGCAGACCGTGATGCCTTCCATTGCCGCGACGACTTGGATTTATGTTCCAATGCAGGGGCCTGAGCTTCCAACACTTCTGGATTCATTTCAAATTCCTCTTCAAGTTGTTCAAGTAACTGAGATGCATGATCAAGGGTTTCATCATCAACGTTCATGGCGCGATATTCCTGGGAAGGTTTAAAGCCATGTTCCTTGGCGATGTGCATCAATGAACCCATACCGCGACCGCCACCTTTACTAAAGGAAAGCCAACGCTTATGGCATTCACCATCCCTGTACTTATCTGATTGCTTGGACCATTCATCCCAAGTATCAAGAAGGGATTCATCCAATGAGTGAAGCGACTGACCAATTGTGATCCAGATGTCGTAGTCATCACAGGCATCAACAGGCAGTGACCACATGGCTTCCTGTGCCAGTTGCATGTCACGAGCCAAGTTAATTTCAGCTTGCACCGCAAAATGCGGACCAACCATGCGGGTAACTTCCGTCGCCGGAATCCCCTGCTTTACATTTTTGTTAATGATGCCATTCAATATCCAGTCCGGGAGTTCGGGCAGGTTATCAACCCACTCAAAACCTTGGCCTTCTGCGGTGTAGTAACCATCAGTCTCAGGATGCAAACCCATGAGAACACCCTGGTGCTTAGCCCAGAGAATTTCAAGTTTCTCTTTATTGCCCTCCCCATGCCAGGTGTACTTATTACGAACGAAATGCTTATGCTTATCCCTGGCTAATTTGTAAAGTTTCCTTTCGCGTCCCGCCTTCCCACTACAAATCGTCAGCGTTGGTGGTAAGGCTTTATCGAAGTCAGTTTCTTCAGCCAGCTGCTTGACCAAGGGGTAGACGCTTAGGCCATCAACGTCAACCCATACCAACCCATAGGGATTGTTGAAGCACGGACCACTGATCAGACCAACAGCCTTGCAGTCACCACTTACAATTTCCTCTTCAATTTCCTTAACGCTAAACGGTTTGATCTGCCAGCCCTGGACGTAGGGATCTTTCCTGGCACCAAGAGGTGTCAGTGGCCAATCCATTGAAATGAAGTCGAGCCGAATCTGCCCCGGCTTCAAGGCCTGTTGATTTTTGCTGGTCATTTGGCTACGTCCGTGGTTTCTACTAACACTTTAAAGTTTCGATCAGGAAAACAGCTATCCTTCACAAGCCAAAACGCATGTAGGTGCATGGGGGTAGGCAAGTGAAAACAAGTGCCATCCACAGCCATTTTCATATGGCTTTGTAGGCTATTGATCCACTCCCCAACACTGATGTAAATGTCCATCATACGGGGGTGGCGGCCGAGACTTTATCTATCCTACGCCGATTTACCCATCAAATTACTCTAAAATTTTTAAAATTTATGGGACCAATGAGACTCAAAACCCAGTCCACGACTAGCTTTAAATCAAATCCGGATCATATACGTTACAGTTCTCAATCTGTTTGTAATATTCCTCAACAATTGCATACCAGTCATTCCGCAACGAATCAAGGAACCTCCTGGAGATCTTAAAGATCTGAGTGCGTAGGGGGGTAGAGACCAAGATGGCTGCTTGCTGGACCGTCATCCCAAGGGTCTGTTCAATCCCAATGTCATATGCTGCAAGTTGCTTCAAGGTTTTTTTAAATTTCATATGCCCCCCTAACAGATCTCGCCATTCAGGCGAACCTTTCTCCAGGTTCTTAGGCCAGTTGCGACTATAGGGTTTGACGCTGGTTTTCAAATCAGCAAGAGTGAGCTTGTTATTAACCACCCCAATGATGTCAGGAGCGCCAGCCCATGCCCGCCCTTCATCATCGCAACCCCACACGCGAGCCACGTCATCGGCACCAACAGTAAAATTAAAACGGTCAAGTACCGGCGATTCCGCCCAAAGGACCTCCGTGAATTGGTCCAATATCGACGGCATACCCGCCCAAAAGTTTGCGTAATCTTCATGGATCTCAGGGGTTTTATTCCCTTTTAGGTACTGTTCCATCCCGTAGTGGATAGCTGTACCCCGCTCAGCAGCAGCCTCTTTAACACCAGGGTTTGCCTTGGACCACATCTCCAACTTTTTCTTGTTGGCTTCTGATGCAGTTTCCGAAAGGATTGTGGTAACGGAAGGTGCAGGTCCCGTTTCAAGCGGTGTAGTGTAATGCCGCTTCCCGTTGAGTGTAATCCTGGCAGCCGACCGGTTAAGGTCGCGCATGTCGTAAACCATTACAGGTTTTGTATATTGTTTACACTCTAATACATATGTCAACAGACCGTAGATTTAGCACTAAGTAAAACAATCTTGCTATTCTTGGTGCATAACTACCCATGCTTGCTGGATGTCTTGTAAACTAGTACGTTTTTACTACGGGGAACAAACCCCTGATGGCTTCAACAAGATGGCATTTGATGATTACGACGAGAATGCCGCAGATGAACATGAGGCACAACTCAAGGCCGAGGGCCTGGACTACATCCGTATTGATCTGTGAGCATTTCCTGACATGAGACTAGCTAATCCTCCGGCATCCTGGGAAGAATACTTCTCTGGCATCAAGCCCCGCCTTAATAATCGCAAAGAAGGATTTCAAAAAATTTTTGATTTCCTATCCGACCGCAAGAATCCAATCATTGTAGAGACCGGTACCTACCGAGAGGAAAACAATTACGAAGGCGATGGCTGCTCCACGCTTTTGTTTGATATGTTCGTGGATTACCACGGCGGCAGCGTCCTGTCTGTGGACATTGATCCCAAGGCATGCAAACTTGCCCAGGCCAATACCGTCTTTACTGAAGTCTATGAATCCGACTCAGTTGAATTCCTTGGCACCCTAGACGGTAAAGTTGATCTTCTCTACTTGGATTCTTACAACATCCAAGATTGGAACAACGACTGGGCCCCAGCCTCTCACCATTTAAAGGAATTGTTTGCAGCTAAGAACTGCATCAAGGATGGTACCTTGATCGTAGTGGATGACAACATCAAAACACCTAACGGTCAACGCCTTGGCAAGGGGCGCCTCATCTATGAATTAATGGAATCCCTGGATATTGAACCGTATTTTGACGACTACCAAGTCGGTTGGATCTGGCAAGAACTCTAGTAAACACTACAGATTTATAGGGTATTCTCTATCCGCAAATAGCGAATACCCTGAACACCCTCATGTCACAATAAGTGTAGCCTACAGGATACAGATGTTAATTGTCAGCCCTATACTGAGAACACCCAAACAATCTGAAATGGCCCTTTCTAATCAGGTCAAAGAATCAGTCAAGCAAGCAACCGATGCATTGCGTGATGCATTGGCATTTGCTGCACGCGCTGAACATCCAATCACAATCAATACGATTGCAGATATTCTCATGCGTCTTGAATCTTTAGAATGTATGGATAGCATTATGGAAAGACTTGGAAAACCACCAGAAGAAAAGGGACAGACATTTACCTTCTGATGAAGAACGCCTCCAAGGATTCCTGGAGTCTCTACAAAGCTGGATGCCAAGGCCCACAAAAGCAGAGATGATTCTTATTGAAACAACTCCATGTAAGTGGGCTAAAATTTTAAAAGAACGTAACCAAGCCAATGCCTCAAAAGAAACCAGGTGATCCCGGATTGTGGGACAACATCCGTGCCAAGCGCGAACGGATTGAAAAAGGTAGTGGCGAAAAGATGCGTAAGCCTGGTGCTAAGGGTGCACCAACCGCCAAAGCATTAAAGGATTCCCAATCCAAAAATAAAAAGAAATAGTAAAATTAACTGTCCACCCCTCGAAGGGGCGGGTATGGATTGTTTACTTACCCTGGCTTGAACCGGGGTTTTTTGTTATACTAACTGTGCACCCGTTATGTATTAGTATCGGGCCGGGGATACTCGTTAGGCAGATAGCCTAGAAGGAGGTCCCAAAATATTTTTAAATGACCTGGACCCAAAATCGTAAACGTATCGAAAAGAATCGTCAGCGGTTTCTTGCGTACAAAAAAACTTTAAGTTGCGACCACTGTGAGTTATCCGACCATCGAGTCCTTGAGTTTCACCATGTAGGTGACAAGGATTTAAACGTATCTAAAATGGTCAATCATGGATACAGCTGGCGCCGTATCCAAGAAGAAATTGAGAAATGTATTCCGCTGTGCTGCAACTGCCACAGGCTAGAGCACTGGGTAGATTAACGTGCTGGAATATTAATATTATATTTGTAACCAAGCTCAGGCAATTTAGATACAATTGCACGTCCAAAATTTGTAGGAGCTGCCATTGTTGCGTCAGATGTGAAGCCCGGATTTAATAAAGATCCTGCAACAGCCTGTGCCATTGCTTGTGAGTTGCTAAAATCTAATCTTATTCTGTCCCCCGTGGGGGTAAATAAAACATCTGGCCCTGTTTTTTTATCTGCATTTCCGTAGAAAAAATCATAAGTTTCATTTGTACCATAACCACCACCAGGCTTAGGATAAAAAACAGCTCTCCCTAATGAAGTTGATATAGAACTCATTGGATTATTTGATCCAGTACCATAAGGAATTACAGGTATCCCTCCTTGATTTAAAGTATTTTGATTTGATTTTGCTTCAGCAAGTTGATTATTAATTCGGTTTCTAAAACTTTGAAGAGCAGATCCACCAATTGATTTGCCAACTCCCATTGACATCCCCGGACCCAGCGGGCCCATCTGCTTTATTTCATAGTTTTGCCCCGATTTTAAAGCGTCATTAATATTATTTAATTCAGATGAAAGTTCTTTAATATTAGAACTAACTATTTGTTTTGTGTATGGAAGGTTTTTTTGAGATTGCCCAATGCCAGTTGAAATTTGATTAGTAAAATCTTTAGGTAGCTCTAACCCTTTATCCTTTAATCCAGTGTAATAACGTAAAAATAAATTTGCACTAATAGGAAGTTTATTTAACCCGGACTCAACACCTTGTTGTACAAATTGAGGAGCGTTATTAAGTGTGCTCGAAATGAATGGTTGAGCAGCAGCTACACCAGAAGCAGCAGAATCAATTAACTCAGAAGTTTTTAATGTGACCGGATCCGCTCCAATTGTTGGTTTAAATCCTTTTGGTAATTTTAAAAATGCATTAGGACCTGGTACAAATGCAGGCCTAGTATTTTCATTTCCCGAAACATTAATTAAATTTGGCCATTGTTTAGCAGCAGCTGTAAGGCCAAGAGTCCCGACTGGATTTGCTACTACATTTAATGCAGATGGTATTGCAGATACAAGACGACTTGTAGGAGATTTATCTTGAAAGCCTGGTACTATCGTACCTTGTTGGTAACGCGGCATAATGCTTCCAATAGGCGTAGCAGCACCCCCAGGCAATAACCCACCAAAAACATTTTTATCTACTTGACCATAGGTCTGGCCAACCTTATTTAAAAATTTACCAAACCAAGAGTTGTCCATTAGCTGTTCCTTAAAGTTGCCTTAACAAACCAAGCAGCTTTAAATGCCATACCAACAAGGTCGGCCATGTAGTTGGCAATATCAATAGCACCAACCTTCTGTGCAATAGGCTCTAATTTCTTAGCCTTCATGCCAAGCTCCTCAAGGTTTTTGTAATAGACCGACAACATGTCGTTACCTTTGTAGGAACTAACTTCATGCACTGGTGGCATCAAGTCCCGAAGACCGGTGTTGCACATGGGCATCAGATAATCCATGCTGCGAACAAACTCAGCGAGGGTATCAAATTGTTCCAGGTGTGCTTCGTATTGATCTTTAAGGAATGCATGAACACCCAAGAAGTTTGACCCCTCATAGTTGAGGTGAATCAAATGGGACTGCGTCTCAAGTTCCTTAACATAAGACGACAGTGCAATCAGCTGCTGGATGAAAGAACCAATATCACCGCCAGGAGATTTAGCTTTTGCAGGAACCTTTGGTTTGTCCTGGGGTTGTGGCAACTGCACTTCAGGTTGAGGGGCAGCTGCAGGTTGAGGAGCAGGACTAAACATAATCAAATACCTTGTTTATCAAGTCTAACAAAACTTACCTGGAGATTTCTTCCCAGTCCATAGAAGCATGGGCGGTAGATGTGCCAGCAGCTGCACTGATAACAAGGCTTAGTTCATATGGTGTGCTTGTTAAACCATCTCGTTCTAATTGAAATTTGAACAAGGCTTCCTTAAGAATGTCAATAGTGGCAGTGGTTTGGTTACTAGAAGCAAAATATCCTTGCGCAAGAACTCTTCCTCCTGATGTGGCGGTTCCAGTTAAATTGTATTCAACACTAGAAAGGCTACCAGCACTTACCCAAGAACCACCGGTAGTTGTGGCACTGGCAACCACGCGCCAAATATAGTTAGTGCTGCTAACACCAAGCAAGGAAAGAGCAGTAAGAATAACAATGGCATCTAATGCGGTCGCTTTAAGACGAAGTGAAACCACCGGATAAAAAGTACCACCAGTAGTTAAGCTATATGGTGATGTAATTGAAGTGCCAATTGATTGCTGGAGCCCACGCAGTTCATATCCGCCTTCCGACAATACGGTAGAACAAACTTGTTTCAGCGTGCTGCTGCTTGCAGTCGTTGCAGTGTTAGTAATCTCATAACGCAAAGGCAAAGAAGCTGTAGTGATATAGGTTGAAGTGATAAAGTTTGCATGATGGAATGAATGACAGTGAATGAATACACCATTGATTACAAATCCAAGACGCACAGTACCTAGGCCAAGCCACTCAATATCCATCCACAGGATTTGAGCCTTGGTCATATCCAAGGTTATTCCAGAGCTACCAGTGCCATCTAATTTATCAACGTTCCAGTTGGCCTGAGCAACCTTAGTTTCAACTAATGAACCAGTCGATGAACTGCGTTCAACAAACGATAAGGTTGTACCACTTAGCTCCAGGTACATGCCATTGCTGGCACCGTAATAACCAACGCGTTGCCGAAGACCGGTTTTTGCCGCATTCATCACGAATGTCGACATTGTCAGCAGTGACTTCCCTGGCTGGTAAGAGAAACACTTAGTTGTTTCCCTAATCACTTCAGAACCAGATGTGGTAGTCACATTCATTGTGACCAGGCCAGCATTAGCATCAAATGATGTAGTACCACCAGTACCACTAGATGTAGTCCACAAACCATTGTCGTGGTAACGATGGCTTGAATCAAATAAAGTTAGAGGATTAACAACACGCAACCGACCAAAAGCATCAGCAGCTACACCTGCTGGTTGAACATAAGTTACATATCCACTAGTAGTAGTAACTTCTAGTGGTTGCCCACTACAAGTTTGAACCTTGACAACAGGATACAAATTTGATTTACGTTGCGGGTCTCTGTAGTTAGGCACTGTATTCTTTTAACCGTTTTATTTATTCTACTCCTGTTAAAATAAGTACAAACAAGTATTACAACAGTGGCATATTATTTGCAGAAAAATCTGTACGTTACATCGACAGGTTTGACGGCACCAGGCAGTGGGCTTTCATATACGGTTGATTTTCCAAACCGTTCTGCCCCCCTTAACTATTCAATGTTGGTAACGGTTACCAGCATTAACACCAACGTTGTAGTGCGCTTAGATGGTTCTGTTGATGGCACCAACTTTGCACCAGTGATTACGGGTCAAACGATCACTGGTAATGGCACGTATTTCTATGGGTTACAGAATACCCCATTGAAAAACATTCAACCAGTCTTTGTGTCAGAGAGTGGCGGCACAGCTGCGGTTGTTACGTTTGCCATTGCGGCACAGTAGTTCCCAATCGGAACGCAAGTGGCCATAGTCCCTTGGCTCAGTGCAAGGGACTTCATGCGTACCACACACATCACAGGTATCGTAATGATATGTGGCATTGTGATGAGACGGTCCCAGGTATTCACCATCTTCATACCAGGCGCCAAACTTGGTACCACAGTCGTTACAGACCCAGGCTGGATATGGTTTTTTCATTTGATTTCATCCATTAATTCACAAGCCTTTTCGTATTCTTTTTGTGTGTATTCAAAATGTTCTTGAGCAGCTTTAGCAAAACATTCAAAGACTTCTTTGCCGCTCATTTTTTCTAATGCACAGCAAATAGTATCTGCAAAATCACTGACAGTTTCTTGTTTATCATAAGATAAATCGTTAACACAGGCTAGGTCCGACTCCCAGTTGGACTCATCTAATACCTCAGACCAAAAAGTACGCCAGTCTTTGATTGTATCTGTTGCATTACTGGTGTCATGCAAAGTTTCGCGTGAATCTTTAGTCACTCCTGGTTCATTCATCTCAGCAACTCCACATTGTTTTTTGTGTTCTTTTAACTTGGCTTGCCATGATTCAATATGAGTCAAGGGATCCTCTGGGAATTGAGTAGTCATTAAAAAAGGGGCGACCCCACTTGCGTGGTGTGCCCCCAAGTATAGGTCAAAATCAAACCATTGGTTCAGCCTGAAGTTTTCCTTCTTCAAACATACGAACGGCTTTCTGCATATCAAAATATTTTTCTCTGCAGTAAGGACCCGCTTCCGTCAAGCAGAACCGCTCCCATAACCCGGTATAGCAACTGTTACCAGGTTGATAGCACTGGTAGATGTGCTCCATAAAATCAGCACGTTTTTGTTGCTCAACAACATCCCAATTCTGAAGCTGATCCTTGAGCCAATCGGTATCAAAAGCTCCGGTTGTATTAAGTTTTTTAATCAGTTCTTCCGTAGATAGATCAGTCATTGTTATTGATTGCAGTAATGCTGGTGTAGACGCCAACTACGTTAGGACTTGCCTCAAACAACAAATCATCCAACGTGTCTTGCAAGGCAAGGGCAACATCACTAGGTGTGCGACCTTGGTATGAATCGTATTCAAGATCAAGGTCTACTGCAAATGATACGGTCAACTTAGGCACAATGACTGGATCCATTTTTATACAGAAGGACCTCAGTACCTTAGCAGGTTTTAATTGTCCCTCAACTCTTCAACCATATTGATTTCAGATTCCATCATGTGAAGTTTTTCTTCTAATGCTTCCAACTCTTCAATGATTTGCACAGTACCAACCAGTGTATTTCTGGCGTGAGCATGCGTTTCAATATCACGTTGCCGATCAATTTCTGATTGTCGTTTTTGCGACATCAGAATCAACGGAGTTGCAAATGCAGCCTGGGTCGACAACACCAAATTCATTAGGATAAATGGTGCCGGATCAAATTTATATCGCTTTGGTGCATGGGTATTCCATGTAATCCAAAAGCAAAGAAGCAATGACTGACCAATAATAAAAGGCCAAGAGCCAACGGTACTAGCAACGCGATCCGCAACGCGCTGCCCAAAGCTCATGTCATCCATTGTTCATTAACCTCTCCAGGTTATGAACTTGATTCTGCTGGTAATAACCAAGCCGTTCTTCGATGATGTTGCTGTAGTTGATTGCAGCGTCTACCATTTCTTCCGCATGCATGCTTGATGCCAAGTTCTCATTAGCAAGCATGGCAGCCGTAAGGATGGTCACCTGCCATTCTTTTTTACTACCGGTAATAGCAGAAAGGGGTGTCCCATCTGCTGTGAAGCCAGCCAGTATTTCAACCAGCTTATCTTCTTTAGCAGACATGACACCCGTTAACGTACTTATTCTTTATTGTACGTTAATTATTTTTCCGCTTTAACGGTGTAATACCAGTACGCATGACGTGCATTCTGATGGAACCGTTTGCCAGCAAAAAGCTTTAGTTTCTTTTGCTCCAGCTCATCCATCTTTTCTGATTGATAGGGAAGCACTGCCTCCCCATCGCACAGCATGGACATTTCAATTTCACACATCTCAATTTGCAGCTGGAAGTCATCAATTGAATGTTGATGACAACTCATGCGGATGTGTGCATCTTCCAGGTCAGTCGGGGGTTCCAACTTCTGGTAAAACGTTTCCGAAATATTCGGATGCTTCCAGATCCAATGGCTTGTCGGTGTAGATACGTTTACTACGGATGCTGTACTCTTGGAAGATTTTGACTCCGCTGGGGAGGTGCTGACCGGCTTGATACGCATTGCGGAGGGCATTTAGAGAGGGAAGAGTTTCGGTTGTAATTTTGGGTTCAGTCCTTTCTTCAAGAACCGTACCATCCATAGAACGTACCACAGTTTGTTTTGTGGTGGTGGTTTCCTGCTGGATGCAGAATTGGTTTTGTTCCCCCTCGTCCCAATCTTCTAGATTGGAACTGATCTCAACAGTAAGATCTTTCTTCTTGACCAGAACAAACTCGTAGTTACGGCCAGTAATCTTGTTGGTTTGCAGCGGAGCAGACCGCCGCAACCAATTCAACAACCCTTTGAGTTGCTTGAGTTGAGATTCGTGGTGCCGCTTAGCCTGGGTGATCAGCTCCCCTTCTTGTTTGATGCGTGCCAACGCATCTTCATGTGACGCCATGGCGTAATAAATACGATCAATTTTTTCAGACCGTATGTTGGCGCAAGTTTCAAGTTCTGCTTTGGCCAGCTCTTGAGATTCAGGAGTAAGAAGAGGAAGACTGCGTTCCAGGGCACCATAGTGTTCGTAAAGCTTTAAGACGTTTAGGTCTTGAAGTTTGACGTGAGTGATTTGAGTCATTGCGTTCAGATGAATTGGGATTGAACTTTGTTGATAGCCCATGTCAGCAATGCTGCGCATGCTGCCAGGGCAAGGTCCCTTAATGTGTTGGTAAGTTGAGGAACAACGACAGATGCAATGAAATGAAACATGAGTTTGTTTTGTGTTGGATGGGAAGTTTAACGTCGTTCCTAGGACGCTTCATCAAGTTGTTCTTTAAGACTATCTCGTAAAGAAGTCAACACAAAACTACGCTGTTCATCTTCTGACATGGATGTCCAATAAGCAAGATCAGGGTCTGTCTCATCCCAATTAAATGTGATGCATGCACCATCGTCTTGTTCTTCTGTGTAAGTAATAGTCATTTTGTCAAATGGAATTAGTACTTTAGTCATTAGCACCCTCTAGCTCAGCGGCGATGGCGAGAAGATCAAGAACTGCTACACAGCGTGAATCTTCAAATGGAAGTTGAAAACTAAGTTGATCCGCAGCAGCTCGCAGAGCGGCAGCAAGGCGCCGGTCTGGGTCACCAAAGATCGCAGTATCAATACTGGCAATGTCAAATGCGTCACGCACCGCCTGCGCGGCGGGGGAGAGGTTAGTCAATTGGAAGTTCCTCGTAAAAAAGAAATGCAATCCACTCAAGTACTTCAACTAAAGCTGGATACTTTTGATGGAATTCTTCAGCAGCAGCAATGTTAAGAGCTTTGACACCGTGCTCAAAGTCACTCTGAAAAGCGTCACTAAGTTTTTCGTTGAGTTCTTCAATTAGTTGCTGGCGTGGAGTTAGGTCAGCCATCAACCCACTCCCAGCCAAGTAACAAAGTTGTCATAAAACGGTGAAAGGCGTTGGGTTTTTTAGTTACTGAAATGCGGTAGGTATCAGTGAGTTGCCAACACCCCGCGTAGGCAGGAGGCACAAGTATATTTACATAAGCGGGGGAGTCAGTCATCGAGTTCCTCCAGCTCGGCGGCGATGGCGAGGATTGCCTCGGAGGTAATGTAATCACCGTGTACAACAGCTCGCAGAACAGCGGCGGCAATTGTCGAGGAAGACGCAGGCGACATGTCGGACCAGTCCCAATAAACGTCAGCAGCAGCATCCAACACTGCCTGCGCGGCGGGGGAGAGATCAGTCATGACTGCCCCCAGCGGGCAAGGAACTCACGCAACTGCATAATGGTGTCCCCCTTGCTGAAAGGCTCGTGCTCGAAACACCCCCATGCCTCCCACAGCTCTTCATCCGTGGGCCCTACCGGCTGCTCAGCCAGGGCGGCGCGTGCGCTGTTTGTCAGGTTGTTAATTTCGTCTTCACAAAGATGGGGACTTATATCAGAAATGTATTCCAGTAGCCCGTTAAGCTCTTCGCACAGGGCGCGGAAGTCAGTCATTGGGCAATGCCTCCAGTGCGCGGCGGATGGTGTCGAAGTCTTGGTGTTGCTCACGAGTGTCATTAGCACCTGTTGCAATAGCGTAAAGCGCAGTCAGCGCCTGCTCCTTCAAACTTGGCGGCGTGGGGCGGCGGGCAGCGCGGAGATCTTCCACAACCTTGTGTTCGTATTTGAACCATCCTTCGCTAACCAGCCACTCACAACACGCCTCCAGCTCCTGGTCGGCGCCTGCTTGAAATGCTTGGATCAACAGGACATCAGGATGTTCTGCCTCATCAAACCATTTGTCTTCCCATTCTTTTAGTTGATCAGAAGGTGGAATGGCAGGGTGAGGATCGATAACAAATAGTTGTGTCTTAGTCATTTCTTTTTGGTTGCATTAGCAAGTTGTGGAAGTGAACTACCAGGAAACGGAACGTAACCAGCTTCCATCATATTGAAAAACAAATCCCATGCATTGTGTTGGGTAAAGGTTTCTTGAGGTTTGTACGTACGCCAATGGCTAAGAGGAGCCATGGATCCATACTTGGTATACAACAAAACAAACCGTCCGTCACTGCTGTGATCAGATGGCGGTGCATACCACCATGCCACACAGTTCATAGGTGCACCACCCCGCGCTTCATTACGCACCTGGGCGCGTTTAACCAGTAGTTCCCGATACTTATGAAACCAAGTCAGGTGGATGCACCAGGGTTTGAATCCTTGGATCTCCTCCTGAAAACTTGAAACATTAAGAAGCTGACGCTGAAAGGACCCACATGAGCAATAAGGTTCAGTATTGACGGGCGATACGCTTGTGGTCTCATCCCCCAAGTCAGACTCCAAGTCAACGGGCCCGTTCGGAATCCGAATCCCGTCCGGCGCCACCAGATGCCCAATATCGGTTTGATCCGATTGCAGTAAAGCTGTGAGTTTGTTGGCGTCTGTGAGGTGGATAAACTTGTCTGCCCATTCTTTTTGGAGTACGGCATTGGAAGTCAGGTGTCCGAGTTGGTGGTTGTAGTGCCAGCCCTTAAACATAATGTAAGCATTGTTATGCCATACACTAGGGCCACGATAATTGGGACCAAGATACGAAAAGAAATCTTTGAGACGATAAGTATAGTTCTGGAAAGCAGTCTTGATTACTTCCCGTGGGTAACTAAGTTCACCACCATGATGGTAAGCCACGACGCAAGAATCATCTCGGAGATAAATACCGGCGACATCAGTGTCGTCAAAGTCCGAGAAGGCGCGGCGGATGTTAGTCCGAGAATAAATAGAAGCTTGCGTTGTAGTGAGACTGGTTTGCGTTTGGTTCGACATTGATTTTGTTTTAAGTTGAGTTGAGGAAGTTTAACCTCAGATAAAGAGGTTGTCATCCGGCTTGCCCCTGGGGGCCTCATCGAGTTTAGCATTGCGATAGGCGTTGCGTGCAACCCTGTAGGTTCCATATGCCACAGCTGCCCAAATGACAGGCGTAGCAAAGGGAGCAACTGCAAGGGCGGTGATGGCACCAAAGATGCCACCTGTTTTTAGCGCAGACTTCTCAGCATTGTCCATAGTGTGTTTGTGAATACAATGTGAAATTCAAGTTAAGATTTGACTGTAACAGTAAAATAAGTTAACGGTTTTAAACAAATGGAAATCAAATACGTTCCACTTACCAAGTTTCAAATCGAACCAACGCTCGATGATAAGTTTTGGCAAGAGAAAATAAATCGATCCATTAAAGAATGTAATTCAGTTAGTCAGTTGCAAGAGATGGCAACTTTGTTGGCGACCATTGCAACACAACGTCAGGGAATCATTCGTGGTTTAGTTCAAGACATGTTTTGTTTTAACAATGTGGTAGTAGAAGGCGAGCAATTAGGAAACCCAGAGTTACCAAAAAAAGAATAGGCAAACCCTGGAGAATAAAGACAATCCAATAAAACACGATGATGCCAAACAAAAGGCCCCGCTGATGCAGGGCCTAATCTTAACGTACTAAACGGATCAGAACGAAGTGTCCTCTCCGGTCAGTTCATCGCGTGCAGGCAATGCCTTCACTTCAAGTTCCGAAACTCCCCTGGATGCAGGAAGAATTTCTACACCGGACTTGATACCGTATGCACCACCAAGCTTCTCAGCATCTTGCCGAGCATGCTGGTTGATGTAATCTCCAAACAAGTCCTGGAACTTCCAAGTTGATTCACGATCTTCATCAGGAATCGACAAGCGACTCAGGGATTCAATCGCAGATTCTTGGTCGTTGTAATCAGGGATGTCAAAAGATTCAATTGCGCAGATCTCAACGTTGTTGGCGCCGCGCATTTCATTGGCAAGTATCGGAGCAAAAACGGTAGTGGCGTAGAACTTTTCATTAAAGGACAAAGGAACTTCAGCATCCAGTGCTTTGCTCAAGCACTTGGACATTTCCTTTTCATACATCTTAACCTTTTCGGAAACATCCGTACCGTTCAATCCTTTCAAAGTTAGAACCATGGGGATCTTGTGGGCACGTTTGTTGTCCTGGGTCAAAATGTAGACCAGGTACTTGGTACGCACGCTGTACTTGCGTTTGTACATTTCACCTTTGCTGTTGGCAAGATCAGATGCAATCTTGTCAGCTTCCCAAAGTTCTTTGACATCGGGATTTTCAAAGGTGCCAATCGTCTGCCTCATCCCTGTGGTTTCCTCAACCATGAGGGGAGAACGTAAAAGGATTTGCAAACGAGGCTCAGTGAAATTAAGCCCCTCTTCAATTGAAGTGTTGGGAGCCATACCAAAAGTCTGCTTGTAGTTCCAGATAACTGAACCTTTAGCAAACTGATCTTCACTTGCGCTCCATCCGCAAGTATCCAGGTCTGACTTCCGTACGAACCAACCTCGTGTTTTTGATTTGTTGAGTGGTTGGATTGTGACAAGGTTTTGGTATCCAGAGACGAATTCTTTGGATTGAAACATCCGGAATGAATCAAGTCCACGTGTTGCAAGTGCGGAGGTTTTCTTAACGGTCATTTTCTTAAGGGTGCTCAGAGAAGGTGGGGTGTCAGTAACAGAGTCGATGAGTGTGTCGCTCATGATCATTTAGGTTAAGTACGGATGAGTTTATGGACATCCCAGGTCCATTACTAATTAATTTTTTTCATTAACTATTTTCATTGCTTCGCGTGCACATTCAAAACGTTGTGCAATCCTGTAAGACATTAAAGCCAACAAACTAATGCCATCAACTATTTGATCAATTTCTTCCTCCGTAGCTTCAAGATTCCCCAGTGAATCACCTATTATGTTTGGCAAATTGTCCATGAAAAACTCATAGGCAATTGCATCCTCCAACGTAAGCGTTGGATCAATAATTTTTGTTGTGAGTGTCATGATTTTAAAAAGGTGCGTTGGTTAAATCGTTGTGATCAAATTGACCTGGGAGTTCAGGCAGGTTGCTACCTACGTTTAACCCCCAGGGTTCTGCTACATCATCGGCGGTCTTACCGCCCCACAACCCAGCAACTTCATGATTTGCAACAGTTGTGTGTGGCTTGATCTCTGGTGCTGCAGGGGTTGATGCCTTGGGTGCCAAGGTCATAGATGTCAACTGAATCTTGGTTGATGTCCGTTTTTCCTTGGTCTCCTTATCAACCCAGGCATCAGTAATTAACCGACCTTGCAAGGTAAGGCCAGTACCCTTCCTGGTAAAGTTAACCAAAAGTTCGGCATTATTTAATTTATCTTCTACGGAATTAAGTGCGTAGAAGTTAAACAAGTCAGCTTGATTACGCCCAGTATTAACTGAGAGTGTTTGGCTGCAACTCATCAACCCATTCGCCATGGTTTTAAAGGCGCGAGCATCATCTTTGTCGATGTCTTTAACGCAACGTCCTGCAAGGATGACTGTATTAAAGATTGGGAATGCTTCCGTAACCGGAGTAATAATTCCTCCATGTAACGAATGCGTCCTGGATTCCAGGTCGTAACGTAGCTTGGCGCCGTGAATGTACAGAAGTTCTCCTTTAGTGGTGCGTTGAAAACGTTCTGTACTTTTGCCATACACATTGATTTCAATTGGGGTTGGTGCTTTATTACCTACAGGAGGTAACAAAAGATTACAGCGTAATGCCGTGGAAGTAGCTGAGGTATAAACCTCACGTGGTACCTCAGTCGCCTGGGCACACACCGTCACAAAGTTCATTGGTTCCGATGGTTGGTGGAAAGCAGTTTAACGTCTTACTTGGGACGAGTCAACAAGCAAATCCATAGTACTTGACGCGAGCATCCAAGTACGCCGCATAAGCTTTTTCTTTACAAATAAAAAATCCAATGTGTTTATGTTTATTCTTTACGGTTATTGTGGCACGCCATTGTTGACGTTGTTTTGACCATGAAACACCTTTGTATCCAGATGTATTGTTTTTTCTATCTCCTTGATTTTGATTGTTTAAATAAACATCAGCTTTTCTAAGGTTTTCAATTTTGTTATTTGTTTTATCTCTATCAATATGATCAATTGCATCTTGCGTTGTTAAGTCACCATAATGCAATTGATAAATAATTCTGTGTTCTACATATCCAACGCGAGACACCGTTATTCTTCTGTATTGACAATGTTTAAGATCAGTACATTTAGGCATACTGCCGGCTCTTTTATTAGTTTTTTTCCAAAATAAAAACCCGGTTTCTGTTTCATATCTTAATAAAACTTGCAATTCATTTTTGCTTGGTATTGGTTTTAATTTTAAAAAATCCATTTAGTGTACCTCATACCAATTAAAACCAACTTTTGCATCACCTTCAATTTCACAACGGAAGTTAAAAGCTTGTTGAGCTTGGGGGAAAGCCATAATAGCTTGTTCTTTAACCGCCTCAGTGTATGCGGGATAACATGCAATTTCTATTTCATCATGAACCATCAAAAGCTGTTCCCAATCCTTGCCGTAAACCAAACCAAGGTTTTGTTCAATGTTGTTATGAATGGTTACAACGACTTGCTTCATGATGATGGCACCAGCTGATTGCAACAAAACATTCAATCCTTTAAATGCAGAACGGCAATGCAATGCACGTCGATCTAAACCAATGAGGTAATTGCGTTCACTAATTGCTTCATCAATTTGTTGTTTTAATTTCTTAAGTGCTGGCACACCTTTCATAAAACCATCAATAGCATTACGCCCCAAGGTTTTAAGTTTATATTCATCCTTTTCATTAGGATCAATAATTGTTCCAGCCTTAACTGCACCACAGCCATACAACATTCCATACAACAAACGTTTGCTGATGTCCCTGGTTTCCACACCAAACTGTTGTTGGTTATAGGTATGAATATCTACTTCAGGATTAATAACAAGAGAAGCATATTCCCCATTATCCCAGTAAGCAAGATATCCAGCGAGGCAACGAAGCTCCAATGCTTTAGCGTCAATACCAATAAGGTCCCAGCCGTTAGGAGCATGGAACAACGAGCGGCATTCTTTTCCATAGGGCGAGTATCCTGCGGGCACTTGACCCATGTTGGGGTTTCGATGTGCGCAACGGCCTGTAATGCAACCATTTGTAACAACGTCACCGTGCATACGGAGATCATTATTATTAACAAGCTTTGTCCAAGCATTGTTTCCTTCAGCAATTTGTCCAAGACGTTTCTTAATTAGCATATACTCTGCTAACGTTTTGGCTTCGGGATACGGTAACTTTTCAAGTACATCATCATCAAGAACTGGATTGCCTTTTTCAGTTGTTTTTTCTGGAGTCCATCCATACTTGTTGCGTAAACGATCAGCAATTTGTTGCCTGGATCCAGGATTAAACTCTTCGACAATTACCTTGCGAAATGGCACACCCTTGACATAGCCACGCTTAGTATTATTTACTTTGGGTGTAAACCATTCCTCTTGTTTAATTGGTGGGAACAATTCTTTTAATTGTGTTTCAAGTTCTGTTTGTTTTGCTCGGAGATCATCCACCAGATCAAGAGCTGCATCCAAATCAAAAGGAACACCTGATCTAATTTGCCGATTAATTGCAAAAGCAAAGTCATGCTCCAGCTTAAGCGACGGCTGTGCATAGTTTTGTTTAACAATGTGTTCCCATAATTTTTTGGTGACTTCCACATCTTGGATGCAGTAGTCCAACATTTCTTGGGAATATTCTGAGAAGTCTTTGAATTCAATTTTGTTGTCAGCCAGTCGATAGCCCCATGCTTTGAGTCCGGCAGAACCACGTAGCTTCGATGGAACCTGCGGATATTGTTCAGTGTCAAGTTCATAGAGTAATTCTTTGGGCCAGATCAATCTGGTACAAATGAGCGTGTCAATAACACGTGCATTAAAAATTGCTTGCGTTAATTTTTGAATTACAGGGATGTCGTAAAAGAGAATGTTGTGGCCAATAAGAACATCAGCACTACGCAGATGCTCAATAGCATCCCCAATGCGATCAGGCCCGTAGCTAGAAGTGAGTTGGCGGTTGACATCATAAATAACAATGCAATGAATTTTGGTGGCTTGATCATACAGTCCATCGGTCTCGATGTCGAATGTAAGCCAAGATTCATTTGCGGAATTTGGCTTCATCGTAAACATCGAGTTCTTCACTAGCAAGTTCGTGGTCATTCTTTTCAATCCATGACAAGATTTGAAATGCACCAGCCCTGTAGGGATGTGAAAAAATCTTGTTTAATGCTACGTCAGAGTCTAACGCAACAAGCTGGAATGAATTGGTTTGGCCACATGCTTGAACAGCATATGGCCGACCATCTTTATAGGTTGCAATAACGTAAGACATAATCTTGTGGAAGACGGTCAAATGCTACTGCATTTAATTCACAACGCAACCTTTTGGTTTGCTTTGTTGTATCCAACAAATCCACCTTCCTTCTTGCGTTGAGACAACGCCTTGGATGCAGCAGAATCAGCACGTTGGCTGCCATGCACCAATAGTGCAAATGGCTTGTCACCCAAGCAGTGACTGTCATCGTGATCAATCTCAAGACCAAGGTCAGCTGCTTCTTGTTCTGTGTACACAACACGAGCAGAACGTTTGAATGTCCTGGGATATTTGGTAATCATTGCGTCAAGCACACCGCCATATGATGCAGTTAGATACATGTTCTTTGGCAGAACCTTGCGCAAGTTGTACCACATACCTAAAGATTTGGTGAAACTGTAAAACGTCATACGGCTGTAGTTTCTGGCAGCATTGGCCCATGCATGCATGTACAACTCAGTCCAGTAATCACCTGATTCATGAATACGAACCAAGTCCCTGGCAGGTTGTACAGCAATGGATAGTTCAATAAGTTCTGTTAAAGCTTGTAATTGTTTTTTGGTATCGGAATCAGTTGAGTAGATTACTTCACGCAGCAAGTCCCAGTTATGCCAACGAGCTTCCCGCACATTAGGTCTAACTTCTGACATGGCTGCAAAACAACGAAACTCAGGAGCAATAGTCCCATTGCGTTGAGGTAGATCAGTAATTTCACCAGTGGTTCGATCTGCAAATGTTTTACAAACGCCAGCATGTGGACATGAATATCCAGCTGGCAACGAAAAGATTAAACGTTTAACAAGCTTGGCATTGCCAGTTGAAAACTTGAGTAATTTCATTTGAGTTGAATGATAAGTTAAATTAATGAATGAGTTTTAGGACATCTCAGGTCCATAATCCCGTACGGGAATAGCTATTTGTATTACAGTATTAATGAGGCGAAGAAGGACAGCGTCAGCCTCATTATCCAAGGGAATCAGAGTTTTTGCTGTCTCCTCTGATTGGTAACTGAAGGGCCATGCCACTGATCACGGTGTGGCCCCACCCTTTATGCCTGATTGCCTGGGCTTGGGTTCTTCTTTCCAAATTGCACGACGCAAATAATCTTGTGGCATATCATAACCTTCTTTGCCAAGTTGTTCGGCAATGGTTTCGATAACACGAATAGCCTGGTCGGTATGAAACAACCAGTCTCGTTCAGATTGCCAATCGCTAATAGCGCGTGCAACTTTTTCAATTAAGGGATGAACGACAGGTGGTTCATTCAATAGTTCCGTTTCACGAAACGTTTTGTTAACGCGTTTCATCACAGCAAGCCGTTCATAATTCATTGTTATTTAGATTGGTAAACAGAACACTCAGTGGCAAAGGTATCACCAGCATCTGGAAATTCAAAACCACAACGATCACGACTCCAGTGTGTACAACTGGCACAATAAATCATTGGACCTGTGCGCGGTGGATGTATTTCTTCATAAATATCTTTATAGATCCTACCGGTTTGAATTAATGAAATTGCTTGACGTGAGATACCATAATCTTCAGCAAGTTCACGTTGTGGTTTATTAGATAATATTATTGCTTTAGCTTGCGTTCTTGATAATGAACGCCATTCATCCATCCTTCCCTTGTAGACATCCCATCCATTTGGTTTGTAAGGGCGCCCCTCGTTTTCTTTGGTAAACAAAGTCCAACGATGACGACACCCTTTACATTCATAACGCCTACGTCTTACACCACGAACTGTCATTCGTGATTCAAGAAGTAATGGATTGATTTTGTTACAGTCAGGGCAATTGAGAGTCAGTGTTTGCATTTTGAATTTTGTCAAGTTGCATTGAATCAAGTAGCACTAAGACATATTCATCACCAAACAATTGGAATGCATCATTGATTAAATTCCAATGACGCTTAGGATCTTCATAGTAGTTATACAAAATGTTTTCAGCTTCTTCAAATCCTTCCGGATCATTAGTCAGCCGAAGCATAACGTCACTTGGCATTGAATCCACAATGTGTGTAATCAATGTTGCTTTAACATCATCCCAAGTATGTTCTGGAATCCGTCTTACAACTTCATCCACAACAGCTTGGTCAACTTGATTGGTTTGATCAGTGTTAGTCATAAGAAAAGAGCCCAGCTTGCGCCAGGCTCCGCAGACATTCCGTTGGTAGTTTAAGCAGCCGACGCTTGGGTGTCAACTGTTGGACCGGTGATTCCTGCTTGTTGCAGGCGGTCCAGCATCTGACACATCAGCGTAGCATGGTCACTGGTTGTCTTCATGAAGTTATTGGCGCGTTCAGCCGTGATGGTATGAACGGTGCCATTAGCTTCTACATACTTCCAGCTGCCATCAGGTTGTGGATCACCTTGGAGAGCAAGACGTTCTGAGTTACGAACGTACTTAAGTTCGATGTTGTGGTAATCCTGCAAGCCATCGGCAGCAGTCCATGTAGCACCCAGGTTGTAACGTTGCTCATCATCTTGATAAGCATGTACAGTTGGAATTAGATGTTTGAAACAAGCAAGAATTTCCATTGAATTAAATGTGTGTTAGTTGTTGTTAAAGCTGGGACTTACATGTAAACAATGCCCAGTTATTTATTGTGTATAAGCTTTTCTATATTCCCATATACTAAGGTTCAATCTTTTAGCTGCTTTGTATTCATTTCTTATTGCATGTTTTAACCATTCAATTTTTCGATCTATTCTTTTACATACATTAATTGCTCCTTGAGTAGTAAGGCTAACCTTGCTAGCTAATTCTTTGTATGTTTTACCTTTCTTACGTTGTCGATATACATACATTCTTTGTTCTCTTGTTGTTTTTACAGCACCACTTGCTTTAGGAGTAAATGGATCTGCGGGATGTTCTGGACAATAGGTTGGCAAAGCGTAATACATGATTTGATTTGTGTTTTAAAATTGGTACCCGAGGTGAGATTCGAACTCACGCTGGAACGATTTTAAGTCGTTTGCCTCTTCCGCTGGGCTACTCGGGCTCACTTGGACTTACACTCACATCAATAGATGTGTGTTGCCAAGTGTGATCATGAGGCAATACTTCCATTCCGTACTGCCAACTATCGTAGTCATCCTCGTTGCGAGGATCATTTTGCATTAAAACGTAATGCGGTGAGTTGTCATGAATGTACTCACCAAGATTGGCCATGGCCATAGCAAGTAGTTGCTCATCAGTGTAGTCAGTCATGATTGGTGCCAGCCCTAGTTACGAGGCTAAGGCTGGCAAGTCTGTGGGGACTACGCAGATTGTAGCTTAGATTCTTGAAGCTTCAACGCTTGCGAAAAAGCTTTGGTGTAGGAATCTTTTTGGTCACTGGTAAGCCTGGCATTTGATATGCCAACAATCTGTTTGACGGACATCATGCCCATGTCGACTTCCAATTGGATAGTAAACGTTGGCTTGTTGTCAAGCATTGCTAAGACAATGAAATGTTTCTTCTTGCGTACACCATCTGCATAGTTGGATGCATTACCAACGCAGTTGCGTACAGCCTGGCCCCATGCCGCCAGTTGATGGGTATCAATAGGTTGGAAAAATGTATAGTTAACTGGTGTTGTTTTATAATGACCATCTATAAGATCAAGGATTGGTCTACCATAATTTAAATTGTCGTTAATGTTGTAAATCATTTTGTCAGATGTTGACGTTGCATTTACTTTTTCTGTATGTTCAACTTGTACCTTGATAGGTTCAGGGAACAAATCCTGAGGTAATGCATTGTTGACATGTTTAACCTTCCAAGCTTCACCTTGGATGTAATCATGAAACTCAGTTAGTCTCCACCGTTTTGGTGGCGCTAACGTTTCATTCTTAGATTCTTTGTCAGCCAATATATCACAAAGCATGTTTACAGTATCAACCCAATCTGAAATATAGTATTGATTAAGTCCAGTCATAGAATCTGTGGTACAAGTACCAAGTCTTTTATCTGGATTTGTTACAACTTTTTCTACAATCGTAAAGAAAGATGCAACAGGCATATGCTTGTTTAACCACGTAGATACACGCGTGTTATCTGTATTGGAATGCAAATTATATATAGCCAATAGATTGTCAATGTGTGTTTGATAATAATCAATAGGACAATCAGGCCAGATATTATTTATGTACAACATCATGCGAAACAAATGCTTAATTTGATTCCATGGTTGTTTAACGTAACGCTCTGAGCGATTGTCATTATCACTCAAGCGTTCTATGGTTTCATCACACTTTGTTTGAATCCATCTACGAAAAAATGGTTTGTCAATGATGTGACGAATACATTTGTAGCTTCTATAAACACCATAATGATAATCACTAGGAAACAATACAGACTCATCAATGATGTGAAACAAATTATCAACTGATGGCTTCCATGTATCCTTCAACTCTTTATCAATGATGTTTTCCAGTTCAAGTAATGAAACAAAGTTTGAATTCTTAAGCCTGGCAAACATACCACCACGGGCATCATCCCATACAGGGATGGTTTCCTTTAGTGATTCTTCAAAGCGTCGAATAACTTCACGAATGCCTTGACCTTTGCCCCAAGTAATACTTGGCAAAACCCAATTGTGACCGCTGTTCCCATCAATGATATTTTGCTTGGTTACAAGTCGTGAGTATGTAATAAAATCAGATCTACCATACTTAACAATCTGTGTATCTTCCGTAGTTGTAACTTTGAATGGAACCATGTTCCTTGAAGTCTTGTTATCTTTGTATGCAAAGCTATAACCATAAACATAATCCTGTTCCTGTCCCTTGGGTGGCAGCCATGCGGCATACCAACAAGATTCATAGTGATACAACACAGCGCATGTCATGGTCTTTGCAAAACCATTCATGCGTTTGAATTCATGTACACGTTGTGGCACTGGGCAACTGTTGATTGCATCAATGGCATCTTGCACTAACGATGTGCGCAACACATCTTGTGGGATGATGTCAATAGGTTGACCCAGTGGAAACTTAGACTTAGTTGATTTGGTCTTTGAGTTATTAGTGCGAGCCAACTTCTTCAGCGTTGGATCGTAAGCTAGTAACTCAATCTGCAAGTTAGTAGGTAGCTGAAACTGCATAGTAAATTCGTAGTGAGTTAGTAGTGTTGAGCAGTTTAACGTCATGCTCAGGACGGTTAATCAATTGTCTAGATCGGAGTTATCAGCTTCGACCAGTCGCCAATCGAGATTGAGTGAATCAAGATAGCTACAGAAGTCAGCTTCATTAACAGGGATTGATTCTTTTGGATCCACACTAAACTTTGCTGTACAAAGTCCAGGGCCAAATTCAGCAGGTTCATAGTCCATTGGGAGATGGAGTAGAACTGCATCTTCAACCACTGCTTCAACTGTGCAATAGTCATCTGCTATACGAAAGTCGTGAACGGCTAGTACGGACATAAGTTAAACCTCCACAGGTTGTTTGATTTGTGTGAACTTGGTATTAGGACCATACTTTGCAACAAGATCTGGGAATGCATCGATCAACCGTTGACGATTGACCGGATCTGCAAAGCGCAAAGCTTGTGCAATTGATGACACAAACGAGCCACCATACTGGTCCATGACCATGATCATGTTGCGGAATTCAGTTGAGTTCATGTGAGTTAGTTCAGAATAGTCGAATGTTGCGCTTGGACAACCCAGTGCCCGGGATCGAAATCGATCCACGGATACCGGAGTCACGGGCGTTCAACGTTAGTTGAAACGGTCCAAGCTTGATTGATTTGGTAAACGATTTGATACCACGTTCTGTGATGTTGATACCACAGATTGTTTTATCAAAGTTAACAATAGATTTCTTAGTCATTTAAGATCCTCCGGCATGAGTGCTTTGGTATCAGTGTCATCCATATTGGTCATAACAAACTTCTCTCCGTCTGGTGTAATAAATCCACCAACAAATCCAATGCCGTGCTTATCGGCAGACTCTTTCATCTTTGCAACTAATTGCATAGCTTCAAGCCTGCGTTGATCCACGGCATCAGGGATGCGTGGCTTAGGTGCGTCATTAAGTTTGGACATTGATTTGAATGTGAGTGCGTGGTTAGTTTAACAGTGTTGTCAAGCAGTGGCCATGAGCATGTAACAAATGTTACGATGACCGAGTCTTGCAAGACCCAGTGGCCACTGGTGCAATCATCCTCGTCAATGATTGCGTTTACTTTGGGTTCCATCATTCAGGTTGATGGATCAAGCATGGGATGTCTGGCCGCACCAGACCAAGGTTCTAATGTGAACCAATCCCATGCTCAACCTGTTCTTAACCTTGCCGTATACGTTAGTGATAGTGGACTTGACGTATGCGATAGCTAAGGACATCCCTTGACCAGGTGCTGTCTGGATGATTGATCACAGCTTCGAATGCCTCATGGATTGCTTCATTAGAACCACCATGGTTTAAGGCATCGATGACTGCACAGTCCAATACATGCATCAAGTCATCAACACTATTACGTTTACGTGTTGGTAAATCTCTAGCTTTATCCTTGTAATAGTCATTAAGATCATCAGGTAATTCAGCAGTAGTCATGTGATTAGTTGGTGAATGATTGAAGTGTAATTAAAGAAATAACTTCTATATATAGAAGATTATTCCTGGTAGTGGCTGTTGCGGGGGTTTGGGGGGATGGACAATACTTATTTGTCAGATCCCTGGTACATAATCGGAAGTTATCCGATCTTCCCCCGATATTTAATCAAATCAAGTAGAGCAACCGAAGCCAAGAGTCGGGATGGTCTGGTTCGACTTCGTCTTCACCTGGCGTGAACGCGTACGAGTCGAAGCTCCACTCTTCGAGGTCTTCGAGGCACGGGATGTCGTACCAACCTTCGAGTTCAACTTTGTCTTTGGCGGTGTAGTTACCGCCGCTTGGCTTCCAGTAATAACGGTAGGTCCCACGCTTGTTCTGGTAGATGCTACCAGGCTTTGGGACACCTCCGTCTTTTGGATCGTAGTTAACTTCTGGTTCGAACTGTTGTTCAGCTTCTTCACCAGTGATTGGTTCGTAGCCGATTGCTTGAGCAATGAGTTGTTGTTCAGTTGAGAGAGCCATTGGATTGCCTGGATGAGTAGTGTGAATAGTATGTAAACAACCGCCACAATAACTGTGACGGTATCGTAGTTAACCTGCTGCTTCTTCATAGTGATCATCCTCGTATTCTTCACGTAATGCATTAGCCATCTCATAGGCCAAGTCTGCCATTACATCCAAGTAATCAGCAGTGGCTTGACTTTCGATGCGATCAAGTTCTGGCTGTGAGTAAGTCATGGTTGAATTGCAATGGGATAGTTGTAATCTCAATAACTGTCACTTATTAAGATTGTTGATAACACATAGGTTATGTGTTGAGCAGTTTAAGGACATGCTCAGGTCCATTCAACGTGTAAGAATTACTTACACCTTGGTACCCCATACCCCTACTAGCTTCAGCTACGTTTGCTGCAAGGGGAATGGGGGAGTACATCCATTGTCTTCCTGTTGCAATTGATAAGTCAATCGCACAGATGAAGTGTTGCCATGGATGTAGATAGTCAACCGATCATGCTTAGAACATATCGTTACATGATCAGGGCTGCTGAAATCAAGTTGATCAGTGACTAGCATGTGAGTTAAGTTGTGGTTGCGTGATCAGTATACAAGCGATGTCAAGGGTGTGCCACGAAGTCTGAATTGCTTAACAATTCATTAATCGTAAGGACACCATCGTCTTTCAAATCCTCATCCCAATACCCTTCATAATCTTCTGATTGATTTTCAATCACCTCACAACCAACATCTTCGAGTTGGTTGACGGCATTACTCCAGGTATTAGCTGAGACTACAACCGTGGCATAAGACCCGGTTGCATCAGTGATTAGTGCAACGAATTGATTCATGTGATTAGTGACCAGCAACAGGTTTAGTGAATGGAATGTGCACAGTTGGTGCTTTGGTAATGTCAGTACCAAGTAATGCACCAACCGTGATAGCACTGATGGCAACAACAATGAATCCAACAATGAATGGTTCCAACGGATAAGGCCCTGTGGTCCCACGGTAGGAATCCATGTGGATGTAACGGTTGTTGCCAAGTGACACGATGCGTTTCATTGAATCCTCCTGAGTGATGTTAAGTTATGTTACAGACCTCAGTGTTGAGGCCTGCAGAAAACCCACCGCGCAATACGAATTCGTATCACACGGCAGGGTTAAGTGCAGGCGTCAGGCAACCAGAGCTTCTTCTAATGTGACTTGTGCCATCTTAGGTTCAGCCTTTGGCTTGGCACCAAAGGCATAATTGATGACACGCACATTGAACTCTGGATTCTTGAGCGGAGTGAGGACATCGTCTTTCATGTAGAAAGAACGAATGCCTTTGATAGTTCCGCCAATGGTCAGCTCCTGACCAATGACAAGGTTGCCATTGATAAATGCAGTCAGCAAACCGTTGCTATTAGTGAACTTCACACGGACATCCGTGTTCTCACTAATGGTATGCATGAGTGTTACTGCCAAGAATTCTTGGCCTTCATGCACGGCTTTCTCCATGTAAGCAATGCGTCCATGGAAGGTGACATGCTGAAAGTCAGGGAGCTTCTTAAGATCAGTCATGGTTAGTACTGAGTTGAGTTAATGGCGTAGTACATACGTACCACGGCAGACAGTGAAGTCTGCAGGGAGGACCGAAGTCCTCCGGGCAAACATCTACCAGTCGTAGATTCGCACCACGTTTAAATCAACAATCTTCTTGTTGAGTAGTTCGGCGCCTGCGACTAATGCTTCAGTCCGTGTTCGAGCTATTAGCTCAATCACTGACTGGTCATGCCACACGCGCCAAACAGTGTATGCGTTATCCATCACTCATCGATGCCATATTCCTGTTCCCACTTCAGAGCAATCCGGTTGATGTCAACCTTCTTCTGAAGCAGTCCACAGATTGGCAACAGGTCTTCAAACTTGGCCATGCCGTCTTGAAACTGATAGAACAATTCGAGAGCAGCTTGACGCCGCTCTTCGATGTTCCAATCAATACAAGGCAGCTCGGCACTGGAATCCCTGCGAGCCAACAGTCTGGCATCGTGGGTTAACAGATGTTCAACTTGTGCAACGTTCATGATTAGAACTGAGTTGAGTTGAGCGCAGACAGTGAAGTCTGCAGGGAGGACCGAAGTCCTCCGGGCAAACATCAGACGAGTGCTAGTTGTGATTGTAATTGTAACCAGCCATTAACTGACATGACTGCCAGTCGTGGAGCAGGTACATCAGCTGTTGAATTATGCCATTGGAAACTAAGTTCCGCAGCATGTTCTATAGCTTCTGCCTGCGTCTCGAATAGTTCTGGTTCACCATTCACAACACATACGTATGCGTTCTTAATAAGTGACATGATTTGAATTAAGCCACACTCAGCGTGTGGCAATACTGAGCCTGGGGTTTGCACCCAGGCATGCCGCTTTAACGGACTCAGTTGTAAAGTTCAGGCCAAGTTAATTCAGGCGCTGAATCATACGTTTCTGAATCTTGATGCATACGCATCTCAACCAAAACGTTAACCAAACATTGGTTATAACTTTTGCCTAACCTTTGGTAAACATGTTCAGCAATAGTCTGTGCATCATTTAAATCTTGGTTACTGAATGTTCCCATAAACTTAAAGAGTTGATCGTACGTAAGCTGCATTGAACTTGAGCTGTGCGGTGCCCATCTCCGCTGTAGGCAATAGTTGGACCAGGGTTTGCACCTGGTCACCCGCTTGTACGGATCAACTTGCAAGTTCTGCTTTACGCATCTCAAGCAACACGTCAACCAATGTCTGGTTGTAGCTTCTGCCTAAGTCTTTGTGAGCGTGCTCAGCAATAGTTTGTGCATCAGCTAAGTCCTTGTTGCTAAAGGTACCCATGAACTTAAAGAGTTGTTCACCAGTAACTGTTCTTGTCTCAGGCTGGATCCAGTCAGCCAACTTGCGTCGGCCAACTATCACTGCAGCCTGAACCTTCTCCTTGCTTGTGTCCTGTTCAATAGCTGTAGCTAATGACAGGAGTTTGTCAGCCAGGAACTTACGCATAGCCATTGAAAGTAACCTTCGGTTAGTGTGGAATGTATGCGTGATAACGGATGCGCATCCCCCGTAAACTCCCTGTGCTATAAAAGCCACCGTTCTGTACCGCGCCGCTGTGACGGGCGGAGCACCAATTGCTACCCAATTGTTAGCGTTTGCTGACATTAGGGTATGTTAGGTGGACCGGGGCTTAGGCTACGGCGTGATACGAATCCGTATCGCCCGTAACTTAGGGGTTCGGCTCACACCGCAGGGGTGTTCGCCGCCAACACCCAGACCCTCAAAAATTCAACCCCTTACACCTTTCTTTTTTTCTCCCCACATTTAATGTCGGGTGGGTGTGTGGAGAAGCGTCAGGTAATTTTCTACCCCATTTGGGGATATATTGACCCCTTTTATAAGTACAAAAACCTTACTTTCAAGTAAAAGTTAATTTTTGTACGTATTTACCCCACTTAGCCCAAGAATTTACACAAAAAAACCGGGGTGTAATCCCCGGTAATTTACCAATATTTCCTAATTACGGTCAAAAAGTTAATCCTTGTTCTTTTTGTTGCTTGTAAGCCAGTGTTGCCCTGGCTGCTTTGTGGAATGCTTCCTCGTCTGGGTGTTCATACGCCACACGTTTGGCCCCTTCATTCACAAAGTGCCGCACTTCAAGGGCGCCAGCTCCTTCATCAGCCATCTTCATGGCTTGATCTTTGACAGCCTGGAGGCCTTGAACTTTATTAATGCGTTGTTGTACGTCCATTTCTTGATGTTTTACTAAACATCGGGCATTTACCTACTATACAACCCGTATTTTTAAAAATTATCCCGTATAAAATGTAATGAAGAGCTAAATAGTTACAATAAAGTCCAATGCCCCTGTCACCTGCTGATTTTTACGCTTATAGCCGTGCAACAGGGGCACCGGTTGCGGATACACCAGAAGATCGCGCTAAACAAGCCCCGGAAGTCCTGGCATTTCAACAAAATCGCTTACAAGCACCTAAGCAGGGACCTGGGTTACTCGATTTCTTGGGTGGTGCAGCTCTACTTGCAGGCATAGGTACTGGTACATATTTTGGTGCTCCAGCTCTAGTGCGTGCCATGCGTGGGCGTGGCGCAGGTCAAGCCGCAGCAAAGGTAGCAGCAGAAGAAATTCCACAGCAAGCTGTACAAAACGCACGTCGTGTGGCAGCTGCTGCACCCATGGCGGATCCTTTGGGACAAAGCAGTGTTCCCCAACCGCCAAGTTCACGTTATATCCCAAGTGCTCCTTGGTTTACAGAAGCAGCTGTTAAACCTTCAACTGTTGATTTAAGTAAGCAAACAACAACATTAGTTGATTTTCACAATGCACAACAATCATTACATACAAGCCAAACATTAAATGCTCTTGGTGCGGCAGAAGATCAAGTTACACAACATACAGTGCAACAATTGCGTCGTAACCCACAAGTTGACTTGAGTGGTTTTGGTGCATTTAGTAAAGATGCATCAGTTATTACTGCACGCAATAAAAATCTTCAAGATGCCGCACATATGATGTGGGCACATGAAGAAATGTTGGAGCAATTAGGCCAACGTTCACAAGCATTACAAGCTGTTAGAAATCCAGCCAAAGTTTATACCGCAGAAGATCTTACAGGACTTATTCAAGTCCCTGGTAGAACAAGGGGAATTTCATATGCAGAAAGTGCCCTTCCTTCTAGTTACGGCTTAACCAATACTGAAGTGCGTGATCGCATCATGGCAGCAGGCAGTGCTTCTCCTGGTGAAGCTCAATTGCTATTAAACCCTAATGTTCCAACTGAAAAAGTACGGCATTTATTAGGTACCACTGCAGGAGTTAATCCAACTATGGAGATGCGGACCTATGGTCAAATGGGTCCAACTGACTTTGAAAATTTTGCTGCACGTCGTTTACAAGAACAAGCAGGTCCTGAGGTCGCGCAAAAGTTTTTAGAACAACGTCTTGGCACTGCCGGTACTGTTACTGGTATTCGTGAAGTAAATAATCCAGAATATGAAAATTTACTTTTTAATCATTTTATTCCTCATTGGGATGCAAATTCAGCAGAAGGTTATTATTCAGAAGGGCAGTTAATTAAAACAAATCCTGAATCTGGATTTTTACATCCACGCAATACAACCGTTACGGCAGAAGATGTTAAACGTTATGGATTAGATCCAGAGCGTATGCATTCAAATATGACCTTTATGGAACGTAAAGGTTTAGAACAACAAATTGATGAAGACTGGGATAAAGCTGGAACTGGACTTTATCTTTACAAACATGGAAAAGCGCTTGGCATGCAAGATGTTTCGCCAACTATCTTACAAGAAAACCTTGGCCAACCGCTTGTTGAAACTTTAGGATTTAAAGAACAAACTAATACCGGCACAACGTTTATGCCTGGTGAGGTACAAGAAGCTAAAGGTATTCCTGCTGCTTCTGTTCGTCAAGAACGCACTAAAGAAGGTGTTTTATTTCCACGTTCTAATCTACTTGGTGAACAAAGCACCGGAGTTGAGGGCACTACTGATCCTGAAAATCCATTTACTTTAGTTACCGAGCCAGTTACGAGTACAAAACTTATTGGTGGCTATGAGCTTCCAGAAGCAACTCCACATTTCTTAACAGGTCCTGCCGTTGCTGGCAAACGTCCCGATATTCAAATTCACATTAAAGAAAACGGCCAAATGGTGCCGGTTGTTAAAACACAAACTGAAAACTTTCCTGTTAATCGTTTAGATCAAATTAAATATTTACCAGCAGAAGGCGCACATCAGCCTGGTAGTCAGACTTTAAGCATTCAACCTTACATGGTTGGTGACTTGGTCACACACCAAGGCCAGGATTTTGTTGTATCAAAACCAGTTTATGGTCCGCTTATGGAGCGTACCTCTGAAGGTTTAAAACCAACAACGGTTGACATTGCTGCGATTCAAAACGCTGCAGAAGTAGCTTCATCCAAATGGAACAACCTGGGTCAAACCAAGTTGGATTATTTGGCTAATACCGGTAATGAAGGAGACTTAAATTATCTGGCAGACCATGGTTATGAAGTTATTGAACAACGTTATTCAAATGGACAAACTGTAAATAAAGCTGTTGCCGTTCGTCGTGATGCAACAGATCCCAACAAACTTGGTGAGGCATATCACCATACTGGTTACGTTGCTGATCAACTACATCAACACTTATTAGATACACAAAAAATTGATTTACCTGTTCTCCAAGATCCTTCAGCTAAACATCAATTTGTTGGTGATGTAACTAATGTCACTGCTGAACGCAAAATTTATGGTTCACCATATACTGGGGAAATTCAAAAGAAAACTCAAGATCCACTTAACTATGGACGCTATGGGCGTAACTGGGTAGAAGGTGCAGGTTATCCAACGCAACAGCTGCCAGGCTTGCATCGTCAACTTGGTTTGAGTGGTGCAGACCCAATGCAGTTCGAAGACGCCAGCCAAGCCGTTGCTGAAGGCACTGGCGTTGCATTCTTTACGCCTCGTGTACAAACCACACCTTCACGCCTCACTGAAGACATACGTCTGGGCCGTGTAAAATATCCACAAGCTAATATGGGACCATATCCATCTAGTGTTTTGGCTAGGCCGGTGCGTATTAACTTTCCAAAAGAAGCTAGTCCTCAACCGTCTATCCAGTTAAATCTTCCTTCTGATATTGTTCCTTCAACTACAGCTGCTGCTAGGGTTCGCACTACTCCAGCAGATGTAGCCGCTCAACAACTTGAAGCTTACATGAGTAAACTTCAAAGAGGGCGAACAACACCGTTAACTTCTCAAGTGCGAATTCAACCGACGTTGTTTTAATCATGGCAAACGATAAGAAAAAAGATAAGAAATGGATCCAAGACATGGATATGAAAGAAGGTGCCTTTACGGCTAAAGCTAAAAAGAAAGGTATTACTTCTGCTCAATTACAAGAAAATGTTCTTGCTGATCCAGAAAAATATGATGATAAAACTGTTAAACAAGCACGCTTGCGTCAAACACTTGTAGGATTACATAAGAAGAAAAAAGGTGAAAGCTAAATGCAAGGCACAGATGATCGTCTTGATTTAAACAAATATATTGGCGCTGTTAAAGATCCCAAAAACAAAACAAAAACAACATTTTCTGATCAATTTAGAGTTGATGCAAATTCTGGCATAGGAGGTCAGTATCCTTGGGACCCAGGACGTTTTAATACGTCTGACATTCTTAATCGCGTTCAAGCCCGTAAGCGCACGTTGAATGCTCATCTAGGTTCAGTAGATCCAGATGCGCCTTTAGAAGCACAGTTATTTATTGGCCTTGGTCGTTTTGTGCGTCATACCGATTATGACTTTAAAACAGGACAGCCAAACACTGAACATAAACCACAGGAAAACCCAGATTTCAATCCTATTTGGTTGGATGCGTACAAAATCAGCCCTACCATACCCCCTGGTAAAAGAGCAAAAAGTCCTATGCCCAAAGCATCCAACCCCGATCCACATGGATACATCATGCAAATGGCACAATCGCAAGCAGAAGATACAGTTGATCCACAACCTTCTGTCGCCGGTCTTCTTTCTAAATCTAAAAAACCAATACTCGAAAAAGAACTTAATACCGAAGACCCAAAAGAAGTGTTTAAATCACAAAATGCTTAGGTTATCTGAAATATAATTAAAGAAAAGTGTTGATATATGGCACCCAACGCTGCTACAAAAGGATTAGGAAGTAGTCTTAGAAACCTTGCAGGACGCTTGGGCCAAACCGGTATGCTTTCTGCTGCCCAGCAAGCAGAAAAACAAGCCATTAATAAATCTCTTTTGGGCAGTTCAGTACCTGGTGCCATTATGGTAGCTGGGTTTAACATGCTTGGTGGTGTCGATCCAATGACCTCCCTTGCCGCTGGTGCAATGGATCTTGGCATCAATTACGGTGGCATGAAGCTTGCAGGTAGGCTTTCCCCTGGAAGGATGGGGACACTGTCATATCAACAAGATGGAAAGACAGTTACCAGGCCAGAATTTATGCCATCAAGGGCTCAAGGACTTGTTCAAGGCGTCTCGCCCATTATTTCCAGCCTGGCAGCAATGCCAATGATTCAAAATTCTTTAATTCAAAAACAACAAGAAGACATAGATCAAACTGTTTCAATGCAACAACAAGCATTGCAACGGGAACTGGTTAATGGTTTGCAAGCACAAGCCTTGTCCCCTGGTACTCAATTCCAAATGCAAGGATTAGAACAAACGATTGATCCAAGCACGTTAATGGCAAATATGGCTGATCCCTATGGTTATGGACGGGGTGTGATCTAATGCAATTACCACAAAGCATTATTGAGTTTGGCCAAGCTTTAAAAAGAGGTTATAAAACTGGTGAACAAATTATGCAAGAAGCGGGTGATACCGCTGTACATAGTATTTTTAATCCAGCATTTAATAAAGCATTGACAGCAGGAGCTTCTGGTAAAAAAGTCATTCAAGATGTAGATGGTGTTCCCAGACCCGTTCAACAACCTGGGCGCGAGCCAATTACGGCTAAAGCCAATCCCGCAGAGTTTGCTGGAGCTTATGCCGCCAGGGTAATCACTGATCTTGGTACTGATCAATCTCGTCGTTATTGGTGGAAATACAATAACCCACTAGCTATTTCTCAACAATTAATTGCTAAAGCAGGCAAAGTTGGTGAACAGGTTTCACAAATGACACCAACCCAGAAGGGTTTGTTAGGTCTTGCAACGATGACACCTGTTGCTGCATCAATGGGTATTTATGATATTACCAATCCAGGTGAGTTGTTTAGGCCAAAGGGTTTTGCTCAACAGTATGCAGAACCTGGTTCAGAAGATCGTCGTGAAACTACCCAACCTGCGGAAGAATTGTTTGAGCGTTTCTTTTTACAACGTCAAGGACAACCACTTAAATACGAGACAGCAAAACAAGATATTCCTGATTTAACACCTCAAAGGTACGGTAATTTTATGCGAACTTATTACCAAGATAAAGGTTTATTAAATCTTGGTGTTTTAAAAGCAACCACAGAAAATCTTCAAGGTGTGCCGGAAGCACGTCTCCTTGGTTTTCCTATTACCATCCCATCGGCTGCTGCAACAGCTGGTGCAGCGACTGGACTTGCCATGGCAGGCAGGCGTGGCGTTAGCCCTAATCGCACTATCTTGGCAGGGCTTGCAGGTTCTGTTGGCGGCGCTGCAATTGGTAATGTGGTGAACGAAGTTATTGCGATGGCTAACCGCCCTAGGCTTCCTGATCTACATGACTATCAAGAACAATACAGTACAGTTCCCTTGGATCCAACACAACAAAATATAGGCTGATAAAATTAAATCATATAGAAGACCAAAAACATGGCAGGTTCTTACGCTTTTCCAGTAGATCCGATGATGGGACCATCATCTCCTATTGATCGTATTAGTGCAAAAAATACTGTTCTTGATCCTAGAAATCGTACAGTAGCTGATATTGTTTCGCCTGTTAATCCTGCTGGTCCGTTTGATGGGCTGCTTCAAAATGTTTCAAACCTAACTCAAACAGCTGAAGGAATCCCTGGTGGCGCACGTACCTTAGCATCTAGAACCGCTCGCTATGGTCCTGGCGCTGCAGCCGCCCTTCAACAATTTCCAACAGATCCTATGGCCGGGTTAGCAACCCTTGGCCTTACTGCTTTAGGTGGTAAAGGAATTCAAAACTTAAGTGCAATGGTCCCTGGTGGACCCTTGGTACGTGGCGCCGTACAACTCGCAGGTGGTTTACTTGCCGCTCCAATCGCCAGTCAGTTAGGTAAAGGTGTTTCTGCATTGGGTAATCAACTTATTGGTGGTGCTCAAGCTGCTACGCAAGGTGTCGTGAGTGCCGTAGCGGGTGCACAACGTGAATCAGGACAAGCTGCTGGTACAGGGGCTGAACCCGGCACGGTTTCTGACAAAGCACAAGCACAATATTTACAAATGGCTAGGGAAATGGGAGTTAACATCCCTGGTCAGTATCTAACTCAAAATTATCAAATTTTACAAAAATATAAAGACGCAGATAAGACTCGTCAAATGCAACTGAATCAACAAAATGCTCAGTTAATGGGTCAATTAAACCAACAGATCATTGCTGGTCAATTAGCGTCGGGCGCCCAACAACAAGCTGGTGCTACTACCCGTGACATCTTGACTTCTAATCCTTATGCTGCTTCCGTATTACAAACCGGTGGCGTTCGCGGTATCTGATCATGCCGATTTCTGATTTAAATAAAAACTTTACCCCAGGAGCTGGAACAAGCTTTAACACTAGGGGCGCATACAGTTATGTACCTGCCGAAGGATCCTCTAATATTTTGGGGGGTGGCATTCAAAGCACTCCTATTGCTGGTAAGTTTTCAGGCTTATTAAGTCCTCAAGCTTTTGAAGAAATTGCCAAGAGAGATCCCTCAGGAGCAGCCTTTTTACAAATTGCATTAAATCAATATGAACAAAATACACCAGAAGCCAGAGCAGCCGAACGTAAGCAAAACTTAGAAGATGCCGCCGCGTTTTACAAAACGCAAGGCGATCAACAAATGAAATATAACTTAATTAATCGTGGCTTGACTGCCCTTCAAACAGGCATTGAACGGGGCTTAACTAAATATCAAGATCCCACTGTCATTGCCAATATGCTCGCTGGTGGATTTGCAGAGGGTGCCAGGTCTAGTGCTGGTTTATCACAAATTGCTTCAACTATTCCAAGTAGGCAGTATTACAACATTTAATAATGGCTGGCTCTAACCTGCCAACTTTTGGTTTTGGTAATGTTTATGCCAATCCATATGATTGGAATCAAACTACACAGTATAATAGTTCTAATACTTCTAATAGCGGTAAAAAAAATATGGCTTTTGGGATTGACGACATACTACTGTCAGCTGGTCTTTCTGCTATTGGTGGAATTGGTTCTGCATTTGGTGCTAACTCACAAGCCAATGCACAGATTCAAGCTGCGGCTATTAATGCTCAACAACAAGGAAGAGCAGCAGCATTAAATGGTTTCAGTGGTGTGTGGGCCGCAACAGGCGGAAGTCAATTCCAAGCAGATTTACAAAAAAAAGCAGCTGATTACCAACTTGCTTTCTTGGAACCTCGGAAAATACAACTTGCTTCCCAAGAACGGCAGACGGGTATTGCAGATGCATTGTCCCCTGGCGCACAAAAACTTCGTTGGCAACAAAATGCAGATCAATTAAACAGAACACTTTCTGAACAAAGAGCCCGTACAGATGCAATGTTTGGCCCAATCCAAGAAAATCCATATTCTTATGGACGCATGCCAAGCTATGCAACAACTTCATTCGGTTAAAATAAAAGAAATAAATGTTCAAATTTGTAAACAACTAGGAGAATAATCATGGGAAAAGGTAGTATTAAATTTCCTGAACCCAGTGCAGAAGAGAAGGCATATTTTGCGTTCATGACATCACATGCGCAAAAAGTTCAAGCGCAAGAGGAGGCAGAGCGTACAGCAGAGCAAACCAGGATGACTGGCCTTAGAAATACTGGTATTTCTGGCTATGAAGGACACAAGCAAAATATCTTAAATCAATACACTTCCGGCCTTATTGATTACAATACAGCTAAAAAAGGACTTGAAGATTATCGAACACAGTATAGCTTAGATAAAGATGAAACGCAAAATACCAAAATTCAAACCGATCTCAATACTTTAGAGGGTGAAGAAACTACTAAGGCCCCACAAAGAAACTTACTTCTTGCTGGACAGGCTTATAAAGATGTTTTGGGACGTGAAGCAACCGCAGAAGAACTGACTAAATTTACCAACTTACAAAAAGATGCCGGATATAAGTTATCTGATCTTGCTAGTTCGCTTAAAGGCAGTGATGAATACAATAAAAAATTTAATAAAAGTTACTTAGATAATTATCTTGACACAATGTATGGGGCAAAAACAACTGAAACGGACGAAAAAGGATTAGCAAGAGATGTTCGTACATTCAAGTACGGCTCAGAGTATGATCCGACATATGCTGGTGATCTTAAAAATGCAACCAATATTGAATTAGCAAAAGGTCCCAGTTCATTTACTGGTACAACTAAAGAAATTGAAGACTTTCAAGCAAGGATGCGTCAGAACCGCGACTTTATGTTTAATGCTGGCTTGACAAATCTTCAAGGTCAAATTGATAAAGATACCCAAAAAATTAAAAATGAAGGCAGCAAAGAAGTCGCACGTATTGGCACACAAGGACAATTGTTATCCAACTTGACAGCAGGGTTCTGGTCCTAAAACTAACCTTGCTATAATTTAAAAAGTTCGTTTAAAGAATTAACATGGCTTACAGAGACGATCCCATTTATCAAGGCATGTCTGCCGAAGATAAGGCCATTATTGATAAACAACAGTTCCAGCAACAGTATGGTGGCATGGGTGCCGCTTCACTGGGCGATTTCCAAACTCTCCTGGGCCGTTTAGAACAATCTAAAATTCGTCAACAGCAAGCCAAGGATGTTTCGGCTCGTCCCAACATCTATGCACAAGGCCTTGCTCAAATGATGAGCAACTTCTAGAATTAGGTAATAACCGTGGCAACTACCTGGGGCTATAAAGACGATTCTGGGGCTTGGCAAGAAGCTGATCCGTTTGGAGATACTTCTTCCGCTGACGCAGCAGCTGCGTTTCCTTTAGAAACGTATAAAAAAGCCGCAGGTGTTGCCTACGAATATTCCAAGAAAAAACTAGAGGACACCCGTGCTCAACAAGAAGCTCTTGCCGCCCAAAAGCAAAAATACAGCGAAAGCGACGAAGCCCGAGACTATCGACAGGCACAACAAGCTTATAAGTATTGAGCTGTTTGATACCTGGATCGATAATCTTGACTCCGCTACCCAAGAGTCTTTTTGTTCATTTTCCGAAGATAATTACTCCATAATTGAATGTTTTCTGTATGCCAAGTTTCTTGGTTATACAGGGAGCATTGTTTCGTGTGAAGAATGGATTAAAGCCAATTACAAAAAACCAGATCACCGCAAGATTCTTCTTCTTGAAATTGCAGAAATGCAAGAAGATATTCGAAAATTGCGTGAAGATATTGAAAACTGTTCCGTCAAGCGAGACGCAGGCGTTGCTCGTATTGCCAGCATGCAAAAAGAATTGCGTGGCACAATTGCACAGGTTGAACAGTTTACTTCCAACAAAGATCGCAAAGGTCTTTTAATGGCTGGTGCTGATCGCGCCATTCGTGAGTTAATGTTTATTTTTAAAGATGATCCAATTGAATCACCTTTACAAGAAGCATCGATGAGCGTTTGGTCTCGTATGCAATTAGAAGAATAAAAATAAAGCAGCACTTCTCGTATAATAAGAACAACAGCATAAATATCATGCCCGCTCCAGTTCCCCCCAAAGGCAAGCCCGCTGCCGGTAAAGCTGTGCCCCCCAAAGGTAAGCCAGCTGCTGGCAAAGCAGTTCCCCCCAAGGAGAGCCCCAAAGACAAAATGGCTCGTCTGCGGGAAATGCAAAATAAAAAGAAAAAGTAATTAGGTATTCACCATGGGTGCTACTGCTCAACGACCAACATCCGGTGCACCTGGCGCAGGTGGATCTGGTTTTTATCAAAATGCATTAAATCAACAAAAGCAAGCAGTTGCTAATGTGCCTGCAACACAAGCAGCGCAAGCACAACCTGGAACGACCCCCAATCGTCCAGAACCATCTTTTCTTAATCAACCAGCACAAACTTCCACTGGCAGCCCGGCCCCTAACTTACAGGCAGCGGGTACTTCACCAGACGATCAATATTCTCAGGCATATGAAACTTATATGCAGCGTTCCGGTGGGGTAGGCATCCCTGGTGCACGTCCGCAACAATCGGAAACCCCTGGTGAAATGGCACAACAATTTGGTGGACGCGGTGCACCGACAGATCAACAACGCATGGCATCCACTGGTGCTGCCCAAGGGAATCAACAAGGTCGACCACGCCGCAAAGGAATTACCATGGGTGGTGGATACGCAAGCCGCGAATTTGATTGATGTCTGATTCCAAAATGCCACCGGCACTCGTTGCTCATTTCAAAAAGAAAGAGGCAACAAACGAAGATGGTACCGAGATGTCTGATCAAGACAAGCGGAAAGCTGCCTTGGATAAAGCACGTCAATATCAACAACAAAAACAAAAGAAAAAGAAATGAGTTAGTATTCAGTAATACCTGGTACTAACTCATGCCTTCTTACGTTCATCTCGCGTATCGGCGTAATGCACGTGCGGCGGCAAAAAATCATCAAGTCAAAGAGGTTAAAAATTACGAGCAAGCAAAACTTGCACGTGAAGACTTTGGATATTTTTGTGATTATGTAGCGGATAAACCTCCTGCTGAACACCATAAACAATGGCATCGTCACTTTGTAACGGGTGAAGATAGTCAATGTCTAATTAAAATTGCAGGTCCCAACGTAGACTTACTTGCCCCTCGTGGGTCGGCCAAATCAACAGTCTTGGGTTTGCTGACGGCATGGGCAATTGGCATTCACACTGAAGCCAAGCTTCCACTGCAGATTCTTTATCTTTCCTATACGGTTGATATTGCACGTTCTAAATCAGCAACCATTAAACGCATTATTGAAAGCAAGCGATATCAAGAAGTATTTCCCAAAGTACGTCTTCTTAAAAACGTTACCAGTAATGAGTATTGGTCTATTGATCATAAATTTGCTGGTATTGATGTAACAGGTGATGAACAATTTACCCTCTGCGCCGCTGGCCTTAAAGGTTCAGTGACCTCTAAACGTTCGCACCTGGTAATGATCGATGACGCTATTAAGTCTGCTGCTGATATTGGCAATCCTGACATTCGTAAGACAATGCAGGATAACTGGAATGCGGTGATTGCACCAACGATGTTTGAGGGTGCCAGGGCGATTTGTCTTGGTACCCGATTCAGGCACGATGACATTCACGCCACCACATTCAACGAACAGAACAACTGGACTCAAATTGTTTTGTCAGCAATTCAAAACGATCCGAAGACCGGTGAGGAGGAATCGTACTGGCCCGATATGTGGTCGCTAGAGTACCTGAAAGAAAAGAAAAGGCAAGCACCCATTGCTTTTTCCTTTCAGTACATGAATCAAATTGTCAGGCAAAATGAACTTTCATTGGCGCCAGAACTTATTGTCAAGGCAGAAATTGCAACAGAATTTGATGCCTTGGGGATTGGTGTTGACCTGTCTGCTGGCATTAAAGAAAAGAATGATTACACGGTGTTTGTACTGGGTGGTCGGATTGAAGATCGTATCCATATTATTGATTATCGACGTATTCGCGTCATGGGGAACCTGGAAAAACTAGATGCTCTTAAAGAATTGCTTAATGATTGGTCCATTATTGGACAAGATGAAAACAAAAATTATTTCCCTACTTACTCAACATGTGATGTTTGGTCAGAAGCCGTCCAGTACCAAGCCTCCCTCGAAGCTGACTTTAAGCGGGTTTGCCTGAATGACGAAGGTCTCTACAATTTGATTTGGCACCCAGTCAAAGGGTTCCGTGCTGACAAGCTCGCACGGTTCCGGGGTATCATTGGTATGTTTGAAGATCGAAAAATTATCTTTAATCGTTTCCGAAACTTCACAAATCTCTTCGAGGAACTCACAAACTTCGGCGTAAGTGGTCATGACGATACGGTCGATGCATTAGTATGGCTTGTGACAGGCCTTATGAGAAAAGGCAATTTACATCTTGATTACTAATCGTAAAATAAAAGAAAATACATCTACTTCCGTGTCACCACTTTCGGCTAACTTTTGGGGTCGTCATCAGGATCGTCTGCATGCGTTATACGACCGCATTCTAGAAAACGAAAGAAAGGTTGACAACCTCCAAGAGCAGATTAATCGAATGCCATTGGAGTACGTATTAAAAGTTGACTTCCTTAGGGAATTACAACAAATGCACGACAACTTTAAGCAGATTAATGCAAAGCTTGATAAACTTATTGAAAAACTTTAAGTTTCATGAGTTACGTTCTCGAAGTCCAAGAAGACGAAAACGGTGAATCGTTTATCATTCTTCCCGAAGAAGTACTTGAAGATCTTGGTTGGCATGAAGGTGATGTCCTTGATTGGAAAGTAAAAGGCGAAGGATTTATTCTCAGCAAATTAAATGATCCTGCTGGGTATGTGGTATTAGAGGAGTAAAATAAAAAGAACGGAAATAATAAAATGTATTACGGCGGAGCAGCAAACGTACCAGGCGCCCCTGGTAACCCTGGCTTTTTTCCTTCTGTTGGCTACAGTCCTTTAATTGCTGGTGGCCCTAGTTTTGATATTCCACAAGGACAAGGTCCATTGGGCAAGCGTTCGGGCGAACAACTTCAGCGTTTGTACCAAGGTGGTACGCAACAAAACCAGCAACTCAACGAAGAGCTTATCAAACGCGGCTTGATGCCTGGTGCAGGTCCCCAACTTCCCTTGGTTCAGGGGCTTCCAGGTATGGCGCCTATGGGTAACGCTGGTTTTTATGCTGGACCACAATTAGGTCAAGCTGTTCCTGCTGGTTTCCAAAATAAAATTGTGTCATGACCAAAAAAAGAAAATTAGTTAAAGAAGCACTAAAGAAGCCCTGGCTGTATACGTTTGGTGAATTGGCTTTTTTTCGCACCTGGTTAAAACATAGAAAGGAACGCAAAGCTGCTAAGATTCAAAAAGAACAGGTTAAAGATTAATGGCTGTTGATACCAAGGCGCGTTTAAAAGAAATTATCGACGCGGCAGTCGAGAAAGATCCTAGTTCTCATGTTGACACCATGATTGTGGGGTCACATCTTTCCCAAATGAAAATGTTTGGGATTCGTCAAGGTGTGGAATTTTTTCCAACTCAAGATAACTTTGGCAACCAGCGCAAAGACTTTCTCGACCGTGTAATCAAATATAACCAACTTGATGTGCGCCTGGATTCAATCTGGGATTATTTCCTATGTGACGGCAAAGGCATTTTTTATATTCGTCCAACCAAATCAAATTACCGCCTGTATTACTTCCGTAGTCACGAATATCGCAGCTACTACAACGTAGATGGTGAGTTAGATGAAGTTGTAATCATCTACAGCTATAAAGTCAAACAAGGTAATGGCTTTGGTGACAATGTAAATGTTTCCAATCTTACCGGGACTGCAACACTTGGCAGCCAAGGCGCCAAACGTTTTATTAGGCTTTCAATTAAACGACGTACCATTGAAGAAACTCACTCGGAAAGTGAGATGTCGTTTGATTTACCAAACTATACAGCCCTTGGTAAAACCAAAACATTTAAAAACAGCTTGGGCTTTATTCCTTGCGTTGAAATCTTTAACAACCCCAAAGGGTTTTCAACTGAAGGTACTGGCGAATTTGACGCCATGGCCAGCCACATCGTCGTGCACGACGAATTGGTTCGCACCATGCGCAAAAACGTTCAGTTCTTTGGTAATCCAACCCTTCTTTCATCTCGTCCCAAAACAGACCTTATGGAGTCCGGGGCAGACACTACAGTTCAACGTCCATCGATTGCAGCCAACTCAGGGTTTGGCAGCTTGTCTTCTTTAAGTAGGTCAACATTTAAACAAGATCCAATCGGTCGCGGAATCGATGGTCAGATTCGTGTACCACGCGTTATTGCAAACCTGGAGCCAAACGACCGTGTTGGTTACATTGTTCCAGATGCTATCACTGGTGATCAAAACGCATTTGCTCGCCAATTTCGAGAAGAGATTCGTACAGCTCTTGGTGGTGTCGATGAACTATCCATTTCAGCTGGCGTAACTGCAACTGAATACAAATCATTATTTGGTCGTGTATCAGCCACAGCAAAGAAAAAAGCAACTGCCATTTATTCTTACGGTATTGCACGTTGTCTTGAGTTAATTATTTTCCAAGAGGAACGTTTGTTCCGCGCAACCTTAGCCAAAGCATCCGGCCTGGAAGAACCAATTGAACCGCCAGAAGATGCACCGCCAGAAGAAAATGATTTGTACAAGCAAGCAATGATTGGTTTTGACGAAAGGGTCAAGCAAATCATGATGGCCTGCATGCAGACAAAAATTATTCCCCCCGGAGTAACAGGCCTTATTCCCGATGGGGACTTAACCGTCTTGTGGCGTTGGACTGGACCTGTTTATGAAGAGTCAACTCAAGACGTTTTAAACAACTCTATCGTTGTAAGAAACCTACAAGAATTAGGTGTTGATAGCATTGAAGCACTGAAGTTCTTATTTCCGTCTAAGACGGATGAAGAACGAGCCGCTATGTTAAGCGGTTTCCCGTTCAGGATGGTAGGCGAATTGCAGAATGCGTTCTCGCAGTTTGCTCGCCTGGTGGGTGGAATGATGCAGACCCCCCACCCAGAGTCACCGGATCTTCCGATGGCTGCAGATCCAAGGCTGGACCTTACACCCTATCTGTATCGAACCTTAGAAGCATTACAAAAGGAGATGAGTTATGCAGGACGCTACCGTCCAATCGACCCCACAGACGAGCCAAGCACCGTCAGTAGCACCCAGCAGCTACGTGATGGCAGCTCCGGCACCAGTGGCAGCACCAGCCCCGAGCTACCAGCAGGCGGCTCCGGTGGCGTATCAGGTGGGTACCAGCTACCCCCAAGCGATACCTCAAGCGACTACCAGCTACCAATCCGCCCCTATTCAGTACGCCCCCCAATCCCAACCGAACTATTCGGTGGCGGCGCCAGCGGAAGCACCAGTGAGCAACCCTTGGGAATCGGCGTTCAACAAGGTAGTGGGCCTGCTGAGCTCACCAGTCCAATCCCCCTTCCAGGGTCAACCGTCGACGACGACTCCTCAGTACGCCCCGGCCAACTTTGGGACTCCAAGCGCCCCAGCTACGCAACAATCGGGGATGCCGACCTCATATCTCAACCCGGCATACTCTCCCAGCTATTCCCAAACCTCTTCGACGCTTTCGTCGGAGGAGCAAGCCCTGGCAACGGACCGGGCAATCGCGGATTACTACAACCTGAGCAACGAAAGCCGTCAGGTGTTCGACGCGTTCGGGGTAGAAGCTCCGGCAATTCTAAATAATTACGCCCTTCAACTTGAAGGGATGCTGGATAGCGCAGTGGCCTGGGGCACCCAAGCCAATGATGTGATGGCACGTTTTGCCAGCTTCTCGGTCAATGAGCACCAAGAGAATCTGGCTTATAACGAAATCCTGACCAATCCTGATGTTCTCAGCGATTACACGCTGCGTTTCTTTGGTCCTGAAGGTCCGTACCCCGTGTACGAAAGCGAAGCCGACCTCGAATCCCGTGGTTATCGCACTCAGCCCATCAATGGTGGTATTGCCAATCTTCCGGCTCCCCCCAACGCTGCTGGCCCCCAGCAACCCGAAAACTTCTGGGGTAGTTTCAGTGAAGTGATGAACCGTGATCCCCAGAACGCCTGGCGTGTTCTGAATCAAGCTCAACCCGGAACCGTTGCAAACAAACTGTTTGTAATGGAGTGATATTCAAACTTTAAACCAGGTGGTATTTATTTACTGCCTGGTTTTTAGTATGTATTCACACATAAATTATCAACTGCTAAAATTTTAGATAAGAAAGGACTTCGGTCCGTTCTTTCACCCGAATAAAAACAAGACACTGGAGGATAAACCAAAGTGTTTATTGATAGCTAGTTCAGATCCTGGTAGGTATGCCCTTTTAGGATTTGGTAAATAGCTCCGTGATTGCAGTTGAACTTTTCGGCAATCTTTCGATATGAAAGCCCAGCCTCCTTCAAAGCTTTAATTTGCATCACGTCTTCCGAAGAAAACTTTCTTAAAGACTTCTTCGGTTTCCCTTTACTGGCAAAACCATTATTTTGGTAACAACCAGATTCCCAAGCCTTCGTTAAGTTCTCTTGTTTGGTAACGATTTCCAGATTATCAAGTCGATTATTTCGCTTGTTGTTATCTAAATGATTTACCTGAAGAGAAAAATTATGATTGCCATGGGCTCTTAGGTCTAACCCAAGAAAAGCAATTGCCATTAACACGTGTAAGTGAAAGCGTTTCTTTCTTCCATCTACAAGAACTGAAACCCTGTCATAAACACTGGTCGAACTAATAGGAAGTTCTTCAAGTTCTTCTTGATCCTGTTCATTAAGTTTCTTCTTGAAAGCTCGACCGTCTTCCGTTAAGTAAAGGTTACCAAACCCAGGTACAAGTTTTGGTTCCATGTTGTTTATCAACATTTTTCCAAAGCATAGCATGCCTCAACTGAACGCTCAACGTTGTCACCTCATCGAGCAATTGATGAGTGCAAACCGGATGAATTCAGGGAAGCCCTAACGTAAAGCCGAGGGTAATCCTGAGCGAAGCCAATCAAGACCGTGATTGGAACGTGCAGAGACTACTGGGTGTAACACGCACTTGTTACGTAATACCAGATTTAGCGTCCGGCATCCCACAGGGATGAAGAGATAGTCCACCCCTCTAAGAAACTAGAGACCAGGAGAACGATTTTCCAAAAATCTTGGGTGCGGAACTCTATCGTCCCCACCCCGCCTACATTGCCGAAATGGCAGTAGAGCCCGTGGTTGTCCACGACTTCACCCGCCAGCCTGGTCAAACCGTTCAATTAGACCGTTGAGTTTGTAGCGGTCTTTAAATCCTGTGAATTGCTGGAAACCCTTCGATGCGTTAGCATTGGGCAATCAGCAGCCAAGCCGCCCAGAAATGGTCGGAAGGTCCAACGACTACCCTTGGTCACACAGTGAGCCTCTCCTTTTCCAAAGCCTGTACTCTTGGCGACGGGTGTTTAGGTTATCCAAAAGGTAAGAACACTTGTTACTTATCTTTTACACACTCTCAAAAACAAAAACAGTTTTTAGAGTGGAAAATGACCAAAATTAATCAAGAACTTGGTACAAACGGAAAAGTAAATTCAAGAGAGGTTTACGATAAGCGCACCTTGAAAACTTATTATTCTTGCCAGTCTATGGTTACCAGTAAATTACTGGTTCCATTGAGGGAACAGTTTTATCCAAAAGGTAAAAAACTTTTTTCCAAAGATTACTTATGTGATTTAGGACTGGAAGCGTTAGCTGTTTTTTGGATGGATGACGGTTGCGTGGTTAGTTCCAACAATGTTGGCCTACTTGCTACTTACTGCATGGAACAAGAAGCAAAAATAATTGCCTCTTGGATTCATGATATTGCCAACGTAAATCCAAAACTCTATTTAGATAGAGCGCACTATCGTTTAAGAATATTAAGTGGAGAGATGCCTGATTTTGTAACGTTACTAAAGCCCCACATGCACTCAACGTTACAAAATAAAGTGACCCTGCGTTATAAAAACAGAACTAAAAATTCTGAAACATACGCAGCGAGTCTTAACATTGCTTTTGCAGATGAAGACGATAAGAGGGCACGAGCGCAGGACAAACAATCAGTAATTGTTTGATGATATAGTCTGAACTTACGGGATGATAAACCGTAAGAACCAAAGGATAAAGAGCCTTTGGGATAACACCTGTACAAGTTCTGGGGAACCCCTGGTACGAAGGATAGCCGCGAGCGTATTGCCGACCAAACCATCGGTACCGCCAATAGCCGTAACATCACCAAGGAGAAAGTCCTGGTGGTGCTTAAGGAATACACCGGTCCTGCGGACCCGGGCGATCCGACCCAGCCTTCGACCTTCAAGATTGCTCGTGAAACCCTGATTACCGCCCAGCGTCTGCTGCTGGATACCGGTAACCTGAATATGTTCCACCAGTCCATCGGTAGCCTCACCCTGCTGGATGACTATCGTCGGTGGCGTGACCGCGTCTTCATTGACGAACTGTCCAAAGCTGAAGCCAATGGCCAAGCTTCTACCACCCAAGGTGGTTACTACTTCGCTGGTAACAAAGCTAAAGATTCTTCCGGTCGTGTTTCCTACACTTCCACTGAATATGGTGCTCAAGTTCAACAGTTCCAAGTCCGTACTGACTTACTGAACGTTGTTAAAGACTTGCGCAAGCGTAACGTGCCGACCTATTCCGATGGTCTGTATCGTTGCATCTGCGATCCTACTTTCATGCTGCACCTGCGGCGTGATCCTGACTTCCGTGAGATCGCTCGTTACGCTGGTAATCCCGGTCAGGGGATGTACATGGGCAACCCTGCGATGCCCAACAACTCCAGCTTCTACATGGGTCCCCAAGCTGGCCAAGGTTATTTCCTGGCTGGTGAACCTGTTATGCCTACCGGCGTGCAGTTTGAAGGTGTGAAGTTCTTCGAATCGACCAACTTCCCCACCAAGACCCTGAGTGCATCTTTTGACGGTGGTTCCAACTACTCCACCCAAGAAGTTGCTCAAGGTTACTTCTTCGGTCCCCAAGCCATCGGCGTCGGCATCGGCGGTCCTAACGCCCAGGTGTTGATCAACAACAACGATGACTTCAGCCGCTTCATCATCCTGATTTGGCAATTGTACGCTGGTTTTGAAATCCTGAACAAAGATTTCGTTACCACCGGCTTTAGCTTCATCCAAGATGACGGCATCGTTTGATAACCATAAATAAAATCTCAAGGAGAAATAGATGACTTACTTGTCTGCTAAAAAAATCTACCCAGGTAACTGGGCAGAGCCCCTGAACGGTTGGTACAAAAATATTGATACCACTGCTCAAGGTGGTACCAGCTATAACGCCTCCAAAGCAGGCCCCACTTCTGTGTTGGCTGTTCCTGGCTATCGTTATTTCCAACAACGTGGTTATGTGCCCATCACCTGGGCATCTGGCTCCGCTACCGCCAGCGGTCAGTACATGAGCGTGATCGTTCCTTCCCCCTATCGGAATGACGACACCCGCACCGATATCACCGGTATGGTGATCTCTGGTAACTCCACCCAAGCTGCCTACGTGTATCGCGCTGCGATTTCCGTGGCTTCTGGTTGGGATGGCCGTGCCGCCTCTGGTGTTTATGCTTCTACTGGTAACGTGATCTCCTTCGGTCGCAACACCGGTACTGCTGTTGCCGCCACCGGTACTGCTGCTTCTGGCGTTGGCGAAAACGTGATTCAGGCCAACCTGACCTCCACGGTCTCTGGTGATGCATCCACCAAGATTTACTTCTCTGGTGGTAGCCAAGCCTTCGGTACTGATCCTTTCCTTACCGCTACCGGCGCTACTGGCGTTACCAATACCAACGTTTATTACCAAGCCACTGCTTCCACCCTTCTCGGCGTGTTTGCCAAGGGTTCCGCTAACGCCACCACTGCCTCTGGTGGTGTGTACATCTCGGATGCTGACGTGGCTGCTGGCCGCACTGGCTACCTGGTTGTCGAAGTGTGCTACATCCGTCCGGATGATGCTCCTGGCTATGAAGATATCGATGGATATCTGACCGGTCGTACCGTCACTAGCGGCTGATTAGGCTAAAGTAGGTACCAGATAACTCCTGGTACCTATGCTTTATCAGCACAAAAAAACTGGCGCACGCGTCAAAATTGTTAGCGAGTTTGATAATGGCGACTGGTTCATGGTCGAAGACCAAGATGGTCGCCTTTTTACCGCTTACAAATCTGAATTAAATCCTGATGAAGTAGCGACTAAAAAAGTCCAAACACTTCAAGTAAAGGACAAAGCATCAAAAGAAGAACCTCGTGTTTTTCCGCCCGATACTCGTTTAAATATCAATAGTGCCACTCCGCAGATGATCGCAGATCATATTAAGGGAATTGGTCTTAAGACTGCCCGTGAGATTAAAGATCTCCAGATGTCATTATCGGGTGAAAGGTTTAACAATCTTGAGCAGCTTAAAAGGATTAAACGTGTTGATTGGGATGCCGTTATGGCAGCTAACTTGATCAGGGTTTAGTTACCAACTCATCTCCTTTATTGCCCCGCAGAAATGCGGGGTTTTTTATTTTAAAATACAGATAAGGGTAAAGGAACATGGCAACAAAAACATTCTTAGGTACAGTTGGTCAAACAGGGACAGCTACTGGTCCCCATGCACATTTGTACGTTAAAGATTTAGCAACAAATCAATACATTAATCCAAGTACAATTCGTAGTCCCCTTATGGGATTACGTGTTGGTGAAGGGGAAATTCCTGCATTCATCAAAGACGCATCTGGAAAAATTGTAGTCAACCCACAGTCTGGTATTCAAGTCACGTCTGGATTTGGTGGACGTTCTGCGCCAACTGCTGGTGCGAGTACTTTTCACCAAGGAGAAGATCTTGCATTGCCAGCTGGCACACAGTTGAAATATGTGGGAGAGGGGGCTTATACACCCCTTGCCAATCAAGGAGGATTCGGAAATCTTGGTACATTTAAAACCGGTGATAACAAATATGAAATTGGTCTTGGCCACCTAGCATCTTTGGGGGGCGCCACTGCAAGTCAAACACCCCCAATTAATGCACCACAAAATTACGATCAAGCAAATCAAAGAACCCAAGATTTACTTGAAGCATTTTTATATGGCACACAATACAATGCGGAATCAAGAGAGCGAGCAAAAAAACCTCAATCTTTCTTGGATGCAATGAAGGAGCAAGTCACTGCTTCTTTATTGAACCAAGCTTTAAATCCAGGTGCCGGATTACAAACACCAACAGGTTTGCCGGAAGAATATACAAAGGCTATCTGGGGTTGAGTTTCTAACTCTTATAATTGAAAATAATGTCTTAAGTTAGTGCAGTTATCTGACTTCGATAAAAGCAGGGTCAGGTACCACCTGGGGTACTTTACTGTTTCTGTGCCAGCTGGCGATTACAGTCGGCTCGAAGAAGCATTAAACACCGTCCCAGATTCGTACTTCTACGACAAGATTGTTATTCAAATCGGTCGTTGTGATACGGCCGAAAAGAAAACAGAGGTTGCTTCTAACCCTAATACCAGGTTGGAAAGCATCATTGGTGACGTTGATCGCACAATCCGTTCCAGCAATGCTGCAGAAGCATTAAAGGTTTGGAATCAAATTTATTTGTACGAAACCAATCGTCTGGCCAGTATCTTGTTTGTACCTAACTACAAAGACGAATACCAGGCGCGTTATCGGTATGAACGCTCTGGTGCTGAATTTATCCAGGCCTTACCTGGGCCAGCCGACACAGCAGTCGGATCACGTATCTATCTTCATGAGGTTTGGCGGTAATGGCTAATGTAACATTCGGTCGAAATGCTCCCACGCCATACGATATTCGCATGGAACAACTAAGAGCACAGTCTGGCCCTGCAGGAAGGGCAATTCCAAATAGACCAGTAAGCCGTATTGGAGGAGTTGGTAGTATTCTGGGCAGTCTTGGTACCGCAAGTGTCTTAGCACCTGTAATTCAAGCTGGTGCCGAAGCCTGGACCGGATTCCGCAAAACTCCTCAAGGGCAACTCTTTACTGATCGTGTTGGTGAAACACTTTCGGCTCCAGGGCGTTTTATGAATTCGCTTTTAGGTGGACATAACCCTTTACCAACAGCAGCAGGTGGCACAAGGCTGGAGCAATACAACCCCCCTGGATTTAATCCAAACCAACCTGTTACGGGCGCAGATTTAGTGCAAAGTGCTCAAGCAGTTAGTAAATATTTTCCACAAAAAAATACAAGAGATAATGCAGTTTTAGATCGTAATTACGAAGTAGAAAAAGCTCGTATTGCTCAACAAACCGCACAAAATCCTTTATTTCAAAAATATCAAGTTGCTGACTTAACCAAGCAGTACAACACTGCCGCTAGCCCTGCTGAAAAACAACGCATTGGTTTAGAAATCTGGGCGCAAACTAATCCGTTACTGGCCGCTAAACTTAAGTCCGGTCAAATGGGGTACGCAGAATCACGCACCGCTCCTGGCATGTCTAATGCAGGCGGTTCTCCCTTAGGTGGTTTACCAATGCCCACAAATCAATTTGATGCCACTAGCGCGGTCTCAACACCGATGACCATGGACTACCAACAGACATTTGGTACTCCCATCCCAGGTGTTGGCATGGTGTCCACAACACCCCAAGTCTTCAATCCTGGTGCCGTACAACAACCTTTATCTGAAGGTATGATCAAAGCATCGTATGGCCAACAGCTTTTCTCGGCACCAGACTTTGCCAAGGTAGCCAAAGATAGTGCATTCCTGCGGCAAGCATACATGCAACAAGGCCTCAAATAAACCTTTGGTAAACTAAAGTTACTTGGCACCACATCAGTGGGTAAGTCCACCTACTGGATAACGAATACTTCTGTATTCATGGAGGCCAGTGTTCCCGCATTAAACCAATGATTCTTTGCCCTAAGTTTGTTAAAAGCATCCTGACCAAATTAACGCTTGTGCTTGCATGCCAAACCGTTTTTGTCCCTGGTCTCAAAGCTGATTCAAACTGGGTAGGAGCATAAGGAGACCATCAGTATGGCACCACAACTCCCATCAATGTTTGGCGTAACCTCTACGCTTCTCCCCAAACTATTTGATGTGGGCTCGCGGGAAGCATATGATCCGCAACGTGGCGTCAAGCCAGGAACCCTGGCGTCTTTAATTAATCGTTTTCATAATCCAGTATTTGGATCTAGTGGCAGCTGGCTTAATCCTGGTCAATATGCTGTTCTTCAAGGTGGCGGTTTTAATCCCAAAAATCCTGGTATTGCTAAGGCACAAGCTTATTACAGCACGCCAGAAGGCCAACAAGAATTAGCAAATGTTGCCAGCCAACTTGGTGGTGTCACCGATTTTCGTAGTACAAAGTATCTACAAGATACAGGTAATTTGCTTAAGTACGGGACAAATTTAATTCCTGCTGTTGTTCAAGGAGAAAGACGGTTTTTAACGCCGCAACAACTAAGGCAGTATGGTGCGAAACCCGACCTTAGTGAAAACACTTTCTTCAATGAAACTAAGAGACCACCAACTAAGCAATGGTGGAAACAGCTTATGCCCGGTCAGCTACAATCTGCCTTACCTGGTGAACAGCAGCCAGGTGTAGGCGAAACATTATCGGCTGCACTGGGACAAGATGTTACACAGCCGTCTACGTCTCAGACAATTGCACAAAGTTTACTAGATGAATACAAACGTAGCGCAATTGAAAGTTTATTCCCTGAGGGGATTTTGTCTGGACTTGGCTCGTCACCTATTGCCTGAGGAATTTAATAATGTCTTCACGTATCGATTATCTAGACTCTTATTCACCCAGTGAAGCCAGTCAATATCTCTATGGCAATGTGGTGCCGAACCCTGTTTATACACTTAAAAAACGCATTGCTTTATTAAATAAGATGAAAGACGACTCAGCCAATGAACCACAATCTGACATGTTTCAGAGGTTTTTAGCTCTGCAAAACAATCCTGAAGCATTATTTCAAGCAGAAGTGAATTTACCAAATACGCCATTTGGCAACCTAGCAAGCTTTGCTCAGTAAAAATAATAATTCCGCTATAATGAAAAAAACCGCGTAAAGACATTGTCGTCAACTAGTACAAACAAGCAACCCTTGTTAACTGATCGGCCATTATTTGATTCGGTCCGAGTTACAACCCAAACTGTCGGCAGCGCATCCGTCAATACTTTATTTGTACAAGGTGGACAAGCTCCTTCCATCCTGGTGGATATGGACGCTGCATTAAGCGAAGATAATAATAGTGGCGGCGTGGTTGATTCAATTACTATTGTCCGTAATGATGCTTACCGTGCAGCGGACTACACCCTTGACACCACCACGTCAGGCAATGCGGTATCCCTGGTAAGCGGACAGATTGTTTCGATTACTACTACGGGCGCCATGAATACCGGCACTGCAAGTGGCGTTGGTTATTATACTTACACTGGTTCGGCAACCATTACGGGTAAACTTGGCGCACTTAATTATTCCGGCGGCCTCTCTAGTGGCTTTAATTTTCTTGGTGTTGGTTACGGCTATCAACAACCCGTAACATTTGCCTTCTACCAAACACGTAATACCACCACACCCATCCCCGGCAGTGGCGACTATCGTTTACTGTTCGCTAAAACAGTCCCAGCTAATACTCAGAGTGTTGATTGCTCTGACGTAATGCCCGTCGTTTCTGTGCCAATGCCTGCTGCAGGTAACACCAGTGGCTTGGGTACTACCGCACCACTACGCAATAAAGGTATTTACCTGGAGCGTGGCGACCGCATTTACGTTGGTGTATTCCCTGATGGTCCCAACTCCTCTGGTTACATCCCAGGTGTACATGTATATGCACAAGGCGGTTTCTACTAAAAAATGACGCCCAGAGGAGGCGATGTATTTGGATCTTTTGGTCGAACACAAGACCCAAATCCTTTTCGTGTACAAACAATTAGCACTGAGTTTTCCAAGGGCGGTGTCCCAGGATCAATTTCAGTACTAGATCGTGAATCAGCTTGGACACGTTGGCGTCGTGGATATGAGATTGCCTGCGCCTCATTACATGATAATGACTACGCCTATAACTTCACATACAAAGTTCCTTTCCCAGATGGCTTCTTGCCTGCTGGTACAACATACCCAAATATTAACGGTATGTTTAGGGGATTCCCAACAACCAATAAAGAATTTGGGATGCATTGGGCAGGGGTTAAAAATGCGGGTACCGTTAGGTTTGATCAACTAGAAGCACAGTTTCTCCTGGTAGATAAGTACTGGTTTGATGCTCAAATTGAAGATTACGAAAACGTTGGTCAGTGGCTAGACGAAGAAACTAAATCAGAAGCTATTGATGCGTATATTGAATCCATTACAGAAGACGCAGAATATTGGTATGTAAAACTTAACGGACCCTGGAGTCCAGGCAATAAACTTCCAGCGCCTTTATATGTAAAACTCAGCGATACCATTGAAGGCTTAAAAGCTTTAAATGGTGAAGTATTAGAAGATCGCATCATAACTAAAAATGGTCCAATAATCGACAGGGATACAATCGACCCCACCACTCAGAAACGATATGGATATGTCCAGGCTGTATTGGTAGATACTGATGAAAATACAGGTATTTTGAAATTACGAAAAGACGGATCAGTTGAGGCAACTCCTGATCGTGTTTTAGTTACACCTGCGACCCGCCCACCAAACATTGGACGCTATTTCATTACTGGTGCTAGGTACTGCTGCACATGCCAAGACTTTAGTCGACGCGAATATAGTTACATGATTAAATTAGGCGATACAAATAAACGTGCATTCCCACGTACCAGTATTGCCAGCATCAAGCCAGGTCGTTATGAAATTTTAAAAAGTCTTGGTATTGTTGATAATGCTTCAATGACGGATGCAGATGTCAACCGTATCCTTGAAATTGTTGCCCCTGGGGCACAGTTCCAAGTTTCAGGTACTCTCACAACTGAAACTGCTGTCGACCGCAAAGCAACAAGAGACTACGCAGGTGTTTACAGAGAATTTGGTTCGCTATACACAAGGACAAGTCCAAATCCTGGCTTGACAGGTTCCAAATCAGAAGGTATGCCTATTTATCAAGATTACGCGGCAAAAGACAATGTAATTCAATCATTTACTGATATCTGGACTCCGGTACTAGACGAGATGCGCTATTGCAAACATATTTATTCCATGCGCTTTCAAGAGGGTGCAGCACCGCCAGAGCCATCTGATTTCCCAGTTGAGATCGAAAGCATGCCAGCATGGGAACAGAAATTAGTCAGGCAAAACGATGATGATCAACGGGAGGCTAATGCGGCAGTAGTAAGGCGTTCTTTATCCTTAATGGATGTGCCGCCATATAACTGTCAGGCTCAAAACATGCAGCCAATGCTTCAACGATTATTTAATATTCCGTTAACATACATAAAAATTGAAGGCTTTACTATGTATGATAAAAACGGCGTGGCTTATGTTCCAGCTGATGGACAGAAGCCAGGCATGTGAACTTTTCGTTTTAAAATACATTAAGCAAGGTACGTAGGATTAAATGTTATTACTAGCTTCTCCATTTGATGCTCTTAATGTAATCACAGCATCAGCTGGTAATATCGAAGTGCATGCGTCGTATGCGGATAACGATAACGGTGTTGTAAGTGCTGGGCGAACAAATACAACAATTACGACTGCCACAACAACTACAATTGTTGCAGGCCCGGCAAATACTATTCAACGTAATGTAAGAACCTTTTATTTGAAAAATGATGTTACCTCTGGCAACAATACGGTAACAATTGAACACACAGATGGAACAATAATTTCAACTTTATGGAAGGGCACCTTAGCTCCCGCAGAAGAATTAGCTCTTAATCAAAATGGCGATTGGAATGTCTACGACTCAAGTGGGCTAGCTAAAGTTTACACAATGGTTGGCGCCACGGGGGCCACGGGGGCACAAGGTACACCTGGTGGCGCAACCGGGGTTACTGGTGCCACTGGCATCGGTATTACAGGTGCTACCGGCGTGCAAGGGCCCACTGGTGTGACGGGAGTTCAAGGCGCAACTGGCCCCCAAGGTGCCACTGGTATTCAGGGTGCTACCGGTGTGACGGGTGTTATTGGAGCAACAGGCCCTCAAGGTTCGACAGGTGTTCAGGGTGCTACCGGCGTTCAAGGCATTTCTGGGGCAACGGGTCCGATTGGGGCTACCGGTACCCAAGGCCCTACAGGTGCACAGGGAACCACAGGTCCCACGGGCGCAACAGGCGTTGGAATTACTGGTGCGACTGGTGTAGCAGGCCCTACGGGTGCTACTGGCCCCCAGGGATATTCTTCTAGCTTATTTAAATACACTGCTAAAACAACAGCCACAAGTGGCGATCCAGGTACAGGATTTCTAATCTGGAATAGCGCAACACAAATTAGTTCAACACAAATTAATGTTAATCATCTTACAAGCGACAATATTGACATTGATATTTTCCTTGCACAAATAAAAAATACTGAAAGTATTACCATTCAAGATCAAAGTAATAGTTCTAATTATCAAATCTGGACGGTTAACGGTACGCCAACAAATGTCAACCCAGGCGCGTCAAACAGCTACTGGACATATCCAGTTACATTAACTGGTTCGGGTGGAACTGGTTCAACTAACTTTCCAAATAGTCAAGCTGTTTTTCTTGCACTTGTTAACGGGGCGCAAGGAGCTACTGGTCCCACAGGTGCGGGCGGCGCTATTGGCCCCACTGGCCCCACTGGTAGCCAAGGACCCACTGGTGCAACAGGCGTACAGGGTTCTACTGGTATCCAAGGTGTAACAGGTGTTCAGGGTGCTACCGGTGCAACAGGTGTACAAGGTGTTACTGGTGTGCAGGGGGCTACTGGTATTCAAGGCGCTACGGGTGCTACAGGTGTGCAGGGTGCAACCGGTATTAACGGTCCTACGGGTGTAACCGGAGTACAAGGAGCAACTGGTATTCAAGGAGCAACTGGTGCCACTGGCGCAACCGGTGTGCAGGGCATTACTGGACCAACAGGTGTTCAAGGGACTACCGGGCCAACAGGTGTCGGCATCACGGGTGCAACTGGAGTACAAGGTGCAACTGGTGTTCAAGGCATTACCGGACCAACAGGTGTTCAAGGAACCACTGGACCGACTGGTCCCCAAGGCGCTACGGGCGTAAGTTCTTTTACCGGAGGTACTTTAACCAGTAACTTAACTTTAGCTGCAGGTGCAACAGGTGTTTCGCCATTAACATTTCAATCAGGTACTAACTTATCAACAGCAACTGCCGGAGCTTTTGAATACGATGGCAAGTTGTTTTATTCAACTCCCGTTAGTCGCGGCGTGTCGCCGTCGATGATGTATTACAGGCTTAATTCAGATCTGGCTGGTTCAAACGTAAATACGGCTCAAAGCATTTTTGGTGTTGGCGTAACTCTACAAGCTAGTACCGTTTATGCATTTCAGATTATATGTACCTTTGCCAAAACAGCTGGCGCAACTAGTCATAATTTCTTTCTGGCTTTTGACGGTGGAACAGCAACTTTCAATAATTTTATTGCCAATGTCTTTGCTCCTATTGTTCAAGCAGCCCCGCCAACTAACAATAACTTAGCTACTGGAACCATCTTTTATGGTGGACAAAACTCTACCGCCGAACTTAATTACCTTACTGGTATTGCTGGTGCAACAAGGACAATTTTTGTTTCACTATTTGGAACATTAAGTGTGGCAAATAGTGGTACTTTTATCCCAAGGTATCGGTTGAGCGCCGCCCCTGGCGGCGCTTACTCAACACTTGCAGGCTCTTACTTCGCCATTTGGCCAATCGGAGCTGCTGGCGCCAACACCTCCGTTGGACCGTGGGCATAACGTGATTTAGTTGCTATAGTCAGGCAATAGTTGACAACAGACCGTGCGCCTTCACCTGATTGGCTTGTTCCATACCGTAACAAGTATTGGATATTCGCATTGTGCTTTTACAGGTAAAGTACTGCGTTTTCCCAAGATGATGCAGCCTTACGGATATGAAGTAATCGAATACTCAAACGAAGGCAGCGAATCAACTGCAGATAAACATGTTGTAATGCTGACAAATAGTGAATTTAATTCACTATACGGTAAAAGAAAAGAAGTGGATTTTCATGGGGATGATGCCACTGTTGGCAGCGAGGGCCATACTTTATTTGAAGAGCGTCTAATATCGGCTTTAAAACAAAATTTAGAAAAAGAAGATATTATCTGTCATCCATTTGGCCACGCACACAGTCGTTTATTAACTGAATTTCCAAATCACCAACATGTTGAAACGGGCATCGGTTACCCAACCTTAATGCCTAATAGTTTCCGTATTTTTGAAAGCTACGCTTGGATGCATTACCACCAAGGTAAAGAAGATCGGCAAGGTAAAAACTATGAATGGGTCGTTCCTAATTACTTTGATTTAGACGACTGGGAACCTTCTTATGAACCTGGTCAATACCTAGCTTTTCTTGGACGTATTTGTTCCGCCAAAGGTTTAGACACAATCAAAGAACTTGCTAGTTATAGTCCCTGGCCAATTATTCTTCACGGACAAGGTGATCCAACACCCTGGAAGCATCCGAACATTGAGTATCGTGGTCCCATTACCGGCAAAGCACGTTCTGAGTTCTTGCGTAATGCACGTGCAGCACTAATGCCAACAAACTTTACTGAACCGTTTGCAGGCAGTGGCGTTGAAGCAATGTTGTGTGGAACGCCGTTAATTGCTGTTGATTACGGTGCATTTACAGAAACAATCATTGATGGTGTCACCGGTTTTCGTTGTCATACACTCCAGGACTGGATTGATGCAATCGACAATGCGGGAGATCTTTCTCGACAGATGGTGGCAAATGTTGCAAGATCTAGGTATAACCTGGAAACTTGCGGCAAGAAATATGACAAGATATTTCAAGATATTAATAACCTCAACAGAAAGGGTTGGTATCAATTACGTGAAACAACCGTCATTAACTATACGCATCTTCACAATGAAGAACTACCTTTTGCTCAGCGTCTATCCCAATGGATTGTTGATAATCTAAACCCACAGAAAGTTTTAGATCTCGGCTGTGGTCCTGGAACATATGTCAATTGCTTCCAGGAACTTGGTGTAAATGCCATTGGTTATGACACGGATGTTCGCGTTGAAGGAAGTGATAATTTAATTTGTAAAAGCCTATTTGATGTAGACGAAACAGGTGATGTAGTTCTTTGCCTAGAAGTAGCGGAACACATTGACTCTTCCAATAATTTAAAAATTGTTGAAGCCATGACAAATACATTATCTTCTAAAGGAACACTGATATGGACTGCAGCAAAACCTGGACAGGGCGGGGTTGGTCACATTAACTGCCAAACTAAAGAATATTGGATTGACCTGTTTAAATCTCAGCCATTACAGAGATGTAAAGGTATGGAGCTAATTCTCATTGAAGAAATGAAAAAAGATTATCACATGGGTTGGTTTGTACAAAATCTATTGATTTATACAAAGCCATAAAAATAGCCCCTTGACGGGGCCATTTAAATTTGTTTGACTAAATCAAACAGCAACCGCCACTTTACTTAGGTGCTTGCGAACTTTTTCTACGTTCCAACGATAGGTGTCACGTGATCGAGTCTCGGGGAATGCTGCGTAATGGGGTCCCAATTTCAGGGTGCCATTATCGCGCATCTTGAAAAGTTGTTTACGGTCAATGCCGAGAAGTTCCTCCGCACGGGTCACAGAGACCCAACCGGTTGCTTTAGTCATGACTCAAGGTCGTGTACTAACGTAGCGTACTGGGACTTGACAGGCTGTCAAGGGGGTTTATAAAAATTTTATCTTTATATTTTGTGGAGCAAATAGCTAGGCAGATTTAAAATAAGATAACAGCAATTGAAGAGTATGTTCAGCAGCGCACATGACCCGCTCGCACTGCTTATTGAATTAACTCCTAAACTTGCAAAAAAAAGATTTCGAGACCATATTTACGAATCCTGGGACCACAAATGTGGTTATTGCGGTGATGCAGCCACTAGCCTGGACCACATCATCCCTAGATTTAAATCTGGATCCAGTAATAGAAATAATCTCATGCCCGCTTGCCGCAGGTGTAATGCATCTAAGGCCAGCACCAAAATGGAAGACTGGTATCAGCAACAAGATTTTTTTACACAAGCTAGGATGGATACAATTAAATCCTGGATGAACCAAGAAGTTGTTGAACTTTTTGTGTATTCTGTAGAGACGACACCCTGTCAGCTGGCAATCTAAAGTGGCTTTAATTTACGACGCAGCAAATAAGCAATGGATATCCAATCCAGAAAAAATTGATTTCCAAGCTGACCGCCCCACTGGGAAATACGTATATCAAATAGTTAATGATATACAAGCTAGGGGAGGAACGGTTATTAGGCAAGTTATTGCTTATTCAACCAGTCCCACAAAAATAGTCCCCGGGAGTCGTGGAGGCGTTATTGCCTTAACTGACGACAATAAAACGTTTTCAGGGGTTACTGGTGTCAATACAATATGGATAGATGGAAACACTCAGAAGGACGATTTAGCGGCGCCACAAGGAGTGCGAGGTAACACCTGGTGGGACAACCTAGTTGGAAATGAGCAACCCACCTGGAGTTACAATGCGCAATCAAATGCAGACGACGCTAATAGTAACAAATTAAATGCTGCTAAAAATAAATTTTACGACCAGGTTGTTAATGTAATCAATGGAGCCAAGCAAGGTTCTTATAATTATTTACAAGCAAAACAGGCAATTTCAAATTTAAAACAAACGTTAATTGATGGAGGATTGCCGGATGCAAGTGGCGAAACACTAAAAGATTGGGAGAAATACGATCAAGCATTTCGTACTCTTTATAAAGACCCCACAAATAAAACGGCTAAAGACGTTTGGGATTCACGTCCATCTGATTATGTTCGTCCAGCTGATCGCGTTAATACCGTTCTAGATAATTTAATTGGCCCACAAACTGGACAATTTAGAAATTTCTATTTAACTGAAAGGCAACCACCTAGATGGGATCCGGCTGTCCTTTCTGGAAACCTAAACAATCGTGGGGATATAGATCAAAATAAATTTAATAAATACAAAGACAATAGACCCGGTTATTATATAAACGAAACTCCACAAGGAAAAGCAGCCAAGATCGCTTGGGCTACAGCCCAAGCCAATGATGATTTAGACACAATTCAAAGATATGGTTCTTTAGAAAATTTTGCCTATGCAGATTATCTTAATCAAATTACGGATCCGACTAAGCTATCTAAAGATATTCTAGCTATTCGCGGTAGTGAAGCAACACCGCTACCGGAGGGAATCACCGGCTACAAAGAAGAAGTTCTTCATCTCCCTGGGGATCCAAGGACCCCTCAAGAAGTAAGGGATGACGTTCAAAATCAACTCTTGGGCCTAGAAGAAGTACAAACACCAGAAGGTACAATCAGCTATCAGTTTAGAGACCTGAATAAAAAGTTTTCAGATTTAGTTTCAAAAGATTCAAGGTTTAATAAACTTTGGACAGATGCAAAAAACGAAGCACAATTAGCAAAATTAATAAATACATCTACGCCAGGCCCCTGGACAAAACTAATCAAAAGCTTTGGCATTGGCCCGTCAATGCTCACAGATCAAGCTTCATTTGGAAGTTTATTAGGGCGTATTGCAACGCTAGACGCTAACAAGGCAACAGATAAAAACATTATTGATAATAATTCCCAATTAGTTGATACAGTTGTCGGTTTAAAAAGCAATGAAACTTTTCAGAATTTACTGTCATCTGTACCAGAAGTTAATTCAGCATTTAAAGCTGTTATTACGGAGGCAGAAAAAGAACAAAGCAAAAAGTTTGGAGAGTTACGCCAAAGTGTGCTTCAAGACGCAATTAACGAATTAAAACTTGCAAAACAAAAAGAATTAAATTTTGATTTTTTTAAATCAACAGATGTAGGAAAAGATTTATCAGCATTACAACAAGAATTTAGCAATTCTTTACTAGGAGATTTAAGCGTTGGGGGACTAAATCCATTTGGACAATCACAACAAACCTTACAAAAAAAATTAGATTTAGGTCTTGGAAATGTTTTTGGCACCCAAAACGGATTGCTTTACAACTGGGAAGATTGGTTTAATAATCAAATTGAAAAAAAATATGCGGGCAATATTGATGTACCCAACGATTACGTGCCGCCAGCATTAAGAACGCTGTCCAACGGTTTTGTAGACGATAAAAAATTAACATCCTGGAAAAAATATGATGATGCTTATGCAGCTTTAAAAACAAATCCAAATGATTCATGGTCTAAAGCTATAGTTGCTGGTGCTCCCATTGATTATGTATCCGTAGATAATAGAAAAGCTGTTAAACCAGAATGGAGTAACTACGAAAGCCAGCTTAAAGCTGCCGGATATGTAGATCCAAAAACGCTTGCGAGTTGGGGACAATACGATCAAGCTTATAAAACGTTGCAAGCAAATCCTAGTGATAAAGCTGCTCAAGATACTTGGAACTCACGTCCTGCTGATTATATTCTTCCGGATAACCGGATGGACAAAGATGTCCAATTTGCAAAAGATTTTTTTAGTACGTATTTAAAACCACGATTTGATGCGTCTCAATCCATTTCCGAATTCCAAGATTATATTAACGTTTCCGAAAAAACACAAAACCCATTTCAAACACAAGATCGAACGGATGCTTTAAAACTAGCCGCTCAATCCAGCGTTTCACAGTGGTTTACAAACTTACAAAAAGCAGGGGACAGTAAATTTAATGCAGATTATTATTTTGATCCTGTTGGGTATCTAACGACTAAGGGGGTTGGCGATCCAGATAATCCGTTATTGCCTGCTGCTGCCTTTACTGGAACAGGAACAGGAGACAAGCCCAATTGGTATGCAAATACAGTTGCAGGTATTAAAGCCGCTCAACAAAGCGCAAAAGCAAGTGCCGATTGGGAAGCCGCAAAGCAGGGTCAAAGTACCACGGATGATTACGGCAAAACAATTAATTGGCTTAAAGAAGCATATGATTACGGTTTAGATGTTAACGATAAAGAAGCATTTGCAAAATTACATTACAACTTAGTTGGAGTAAATGCCCCACAAAAAGACGCAAATGGAAATATTGTCAGGAATGAAGACGGAACACCTAAAACAAGTGCTTATGATGCGGCACCAAATGTTTACGCCCCCGAAATTGCTAAGACTTATATTAACCATGTTTTAACACCCTACCTTTTAGATCAATCCAACAAGATTGGCACTGTTTTTGGACAATTTGTTAAGCCTTCTGACTATGTAGACGAAATATTAAAAACTGTTAGTCTCCCCGAAAATAAAGACCAATGGAATGCACTTATAAAAAATTATGGAATCGATCCAAATGAATCTTTGTCTGAAATTAAAAATACGTTAACAACTGCATTAAGCCAAGATTCAACAACAGATATTAAAAAACGAATTGGTGATTTAATAACCACTGGTAAAACACCAACACAAGCCGAGTTAGGCGTTGAATATATCCAAAGAGCAACTCCGGCAAGTGGCACAGTAACACCTGCTAGCGGTATTTATGCAGTTTTTAAAAATGCCGGGTTTAACGGTACGGAAAGTGACTTTTATTCTACATTTTTACCAGATGCTTCACAAGAAGATTTAAGCGTTTTAAACGCAGCATATACTCCAGCAGGTAAGGCAACGCCACTGTTACCAACAATTACCGGCGGTGGCATGGAGCAGATTGCTACTATGGCACAGCTTTTTGGTGATACAAGTATTCAAGAAGTACTTGGCACCGCAGGCGTTGCCGTACCATCAGGCAAGCCAAGTTTATTAGGTGGATTGTTGTCTGCATCAGGCGAAGATGTTGGCATTGGTGATCCTTTTGCAGATACATCAACACCATTTGCAACTGTTAGTGGAACTTCTAAAGCAGATAATAAAATCGGTATTAGCAATCCGTTTGATACCGTTGGCATTACTGATCCATTTGCTGACGAGTCAGATCCCTTTGCGAGTAGTAATCCGTTCTCAAGTATTGGATCTAGCTCAAGTGTAGGTACTCCTAAAATAAAAACAAACGTAAATGTTTTTACCCAGGGATTCTCTTCACGCAAGAATAGTTCCATTGGGTCTTTATTTGATAGCTTTGGCGGTTCATTTGGTTTCTAATGGCAGAACAACATAAAAAAGCAGCTAGTGCGGCGCATCGCTACCAGAAGGATAAGATGGCGTGTAATAAACCTCAGCGGGCTCCCAAGGGAGATAAACATAAGTATGTAGTCAAGGCTTGTGACAAAGGGCGCGAAGGAATTGTTCGTTTTGGTTTGCGAGGATATGATGACTATCTTTCGCACCATGACGAGGGCAGACGTGCTAACTTCAAGGCACGCCACAACTGCGCCGAGAAGAAGGACAAACTGACTCCCGGCTGGTGGGCGTGCCACTACAACTGGTGATTTTCAATGGCAAAACCCAAGTCAACTACATCCATTAAAATTGAGTCCAAGCCCAAGCGCACCAAACAAGGGGATGGTAAACATTCCAAGCCCAACCATGGCCGCAAGCTTAGCCGTGGTCAAGGCTAACAATTAATTTAAATTTATGTATACAATGGGAGTACTTATTGTGCTCCCATGTTTTACTTTATATCTGCGATAGACATTATCCGTAAATATGAAGGTTTTAATGAAAGCGCATACCCAGATCCATCCACAGGAGGAATGCCTTTTACCCTTGGATATGGGACACAGTTTTATCCAGATGGTTCACCCGTAAAGTCGGGCCAGTATTGCACCAAGGAAAAAGCCTTGGAATACTTAAAGCATGAGATCAATTGCATTGAAGATGATCTAGACGATCTTCACTTACACATTGATAATTCAATGCGTCAAGCGTTGGTTTCTTTTATTCATTCTATTGGCTGGAAACCTTTTCTATACAGTTCAATCATTGATCAGATTGAACAAGAAAACTGGGTAGGCGTCACAGAAGAAATCAAATGCTGGATCTTTGACCAAGATCGCATCGTTGTTGGCAACCTTTTGGAACGCCGCAGGGAAGAAGCTCGTCTATTCCTAAGTCATATTGACGTTGGACTTGGCAAAGCAGGTGAGATTCTTCTTGCTGCATTCAGAAATTATTCTGCCGCCCCTCACGAAATCCAGGCAATCAAGAAGCTGGAAGAAGGAATAAACCCATATTTACTGGCAGAATTTGCAAACGCCTTCAAAATTAAACAAGCCGATTGGATTGATCACGACGAAGATGAATTCGATTTGGACTATAGTCTTAGAATATTGTCAGCAAAGCCATGAAGAATGCAATGGATAGGTCAGTTGAGCCACGGGAATTTGAACTTCCGTTAGAACTGCAGTTCTCCATGCGCAAGGCTGAGCTTGCTGCCCAAGAAATGACTTGGGATGAACTGCAAGCAGCACTTTTGAATTTGTACCATCAACGCTTGATGGAATGGCAAGCAGTCAAGGAAATTCTTGCGGGTGAAAATATTGAGTTATCTTTTGACATTCCAACAGATTTGGAATTAGAAGAGCTTGCCGCCGCCTGTATTTATGACGAAGACGACGGCGATGATGACGATGAGCTTCAACCGTTTTGATTAGCTTCATCAAACTGAATAAGACGGTCTAAGTACCAACCGCATTTTTTTAATGATTCAAGACCGCCCTTATGGCGCTCACGCCACAAATATTTGACGCAGTTTCCTTTTAGATACCCACGATATTCTTCTGCGGTTAGCTGCGCTTCAATTGCTTCAATGCATTCAATTGCGCCATCCACATAATGAGATGGATGGTTAATTGTCTCTGGCTGCAATTCAGGTCGTGTTGGTGTTGTTGCCCATGGGACAGGGCAAACACCATCTTTACATTCTGTAAAGGAATATAAATCTCCGTCCTGGTTGCTATCTACAGTGATACCAAGAGTTTTTGACCCATTGGTAACGTCCCCGGATACTTGTACGCTTCCTCCACTGACGGGATGAAACCAGTCACCCCGGGGCGATTCCCCTCCAGTGCCAGATTCACCCTTGGCTTGTCGTCCTGACATAACGTAAGACCACGATTATATTGGTCGTACAATGCTACATCATGATTATGAGTTGCGAGCGGTGTGCCGAAATCACAGCAGCAGGCCATCCGCTTTAATAATTCATCATCTGAAGTAATGAATTTTTGCAGAAAATCATCAGGATCTTGACGACCCTCTAATTGTTCTGCGTCATTTTTATAAGCATACATAGTAGCAGTGCCACTAAATTCCCTCGATTACAATATTATCATGGAAAGATTTTACGACCCCAGGAAGGGACAGGAGTCATCTCCAATCCCATCTAATTATGACCCGACTGTAGATGCCGGGTCATCTGGTGGCGACACAAGTGATTTAAACCCTGGGCGGGCGTATACCACAGATACTAGGCATTTTGATTCAGAAGAAAGGTCCATTGCCGACAAAGCAAATACCGGCAACACTAAGGAAGGATCAAACATTAATAAGTATTTGGCAGCGGCCAGGAGCGCCGGAAAGTTCAAACAACAAACAATGATTGACGAACCACAAATTCGTGGTCGTACTCCAAGAACTGAAGCAAATATCAAAGGAACCAACGTTCCTACCCTTGGTGACAGGATTGGAACTGGCGGCAGCACGAACTACGCCACAAAACCAGGGCGCATGGCTGGTAGGTTTGTAGGTTTCTAATAATCAATGTAATTGGATTCTTCTAAATCCAATACATGATCAAGCTCATCAAAAATCCCCTGGAGAACATTAAGAACCCATTGGATATTGTCAGAGCTGTAACCTCCCAGCTGCGTAGCCAGCTCTTCGTTTTCCAGTAACATCACAGATCGATACAAAATATCGACAATATTTAAACGTTGTTCGATGTCATGTGGGTCCGTCATATTTACGCCTTGCTGTAAACAACTTCTTGAAGTTGATTTTGATACTTACCTTTGCGATCTTGGTAGCTAACCTCGCAGGGATTACCACGGAAAAACAATAACTGCGTTACACCCTCATTGGCATAAATACGGTTAAACAAACCGGTACAATTGCTGATTTCTAATGTTAAATAACCTTCCCACATTGCCTCTGCCGGAGTAATATTTACCATGATTCCAGAACGGGCATAAGTACTCTTGCCGACCGCAACGACGGTTACATCCCTTGGCAGCTTAAGGCGTTCTTCTGCCACACCCAAGCAATAACCGTAGGGCGGCAACATGAAATAAGACCCTTTCTCATCTTCTAAAAGTTCAGATGGAGCCAGGATCTGCTCATCAAAATTCTTGGTGTCACATTCACCGGATTGAATACGACTAAAAACCAAGCATTGCTTGGGGGATAGGCGAATATCGTACCCATAAGAACTTAAGCCATAACTGAGGATTTTCCTTCCATTTTCCTCGCTAACCAAATGATCCTGGAAGGGGGAAATCATACCCTCTTCAAGGGCAAGCTGCTTGATTTCCGCGTCACTCAAGATTGACATAAGCCTTTTCAATCGTCTTTTAGTATACCGAACTCAGTAAAGGATGCGGCCCTTTTCGCTGTAAATGTCAATAAACTTTTCAGTGGCTGCACTGGAATTACGCTTTGGTTGGAGATAAGCCACAAGCGAAGTGCTGGTCTTATGGGTCCCAATGCCCTCACTGGTGTTCTTAATCAGTGTTGGGGCAGTTCTTAATATGCAAACTGGAAAATCAAAAATGCGTTGATCATACCGAATCATGTCCGTACAGTTGGTAAAGTACAAACCTTCTGTAACAACATCAGCCAACCATAGACGATACAGCTTTCTAAACCAAAGAGCATGGGAAGAAGTCAAAGAACCAGATGACGCCCTGGTCATCTTCCATTTGTCAAGATATTTATCAAAATAGTAGGCACCACTTGGCGGGAATACATAGACCTTGCCCTCCCACTCCTGGACATTCAATCCATCATCCTGTGGTGTATAAAACTTATCTGCCTGCACAAATGAATTAGCTACCTTTGAGCTGGCGGGATCCAAATCAATACCATCCATAAGAGAATGGGCGGCAGCAATAAGATCCTTGTTAGTAATTAGCTCAAGATCTTCGCATTTATTGCGGAATTTTCTTGTCATTACACATCAACAGCTTGGTTGTAATCAATAGCAAAATAACGAATACCTTCTGCATCATTAATGATGTAACCTGCAGATGCCGTTGGATCAATCTTTTGCGCAGCATTTAAGATGCGACGGAATGTTTCGGCTAGATCACCGTTATTTTCACGTTCACACGACTCCTGGGCAGAGTGCAGTTCCTCAAGTGTCATGTAAAACATGGAGCGCTCTTCATTTTCGGGCTGAAAGCAAATAACGCCAGGCCCCTCGGCCTCCCAGAATTGAATATAAAGATTACCCATGTCGCCAAGGATTAACTTGACGACAGCATCCAGGTATTTACCCTCTTTGTCCCCAGTCTTTCCATTGAGTGCGGCAGTGATCAGTTTTTCGCGGCGGCTCATGATTCCAATAATCCCTGCTTGGATAGTGAATCTAACAGTTTTGGTAGTGGCTGATAGATGACTACGAGTTTCCCAAGGTTACCACGCTTTTTGACGAGCTTTCCTTTGTCATCTCGTAGCTTGTCAAATTCGCCAGATCGAATTAGGTACTCTGCCACGCAACGCAATCTTCGCTTAAGAGGCAATTCAGCCTGGGGGAACTTACCACAGATTGTGTCAGGTTGTAAATCTTTGAATGCCAGCCGTAAACGATTGGCCAAAGTCATGTTGGAATTGGCGTCTTCCTCCTCATAAGCACACAAATTTTCCAAATACCGTCGCACGCAACCATCATCAAAAGAACCGAAGGGAGGAAGGAAATCCTCCAGCTGCAGCACCAAAGATTCCGGTAATAGTTGAGAATGATTCTCAATTGTGATGGCAGATAAATCTATGCCAGCAAAACGATTTGTCATATCACAACCCTTCGTCCATGATCTTGGTATTGACCGATTTGTACATGACGGGCGTATTAAAGTCGTTCAACTCCACATCTTTATTCTTGGCAAAGGATTGAACTAGTTGGTTCCAGGGAATACGGATGACAGCTTTTTTTCCTTTATCGGGACAGACATTGACATAATGAATACCTTCCGTCCAGCCTTTCCCTTTATTTTTCTTGCCTTGACTAATCCAATTACGAAGGGTCTGATCTGATACCCCTAGACGCCTGGCACATTCTTCGGTAGGGATGTATTCATCGGCAAACGCTTCGGGATTCAACCGGTCCGTTTCACCAGAAGAATAACGGCTATGCCACATGGAAGCCAAGATATTTCTGATGCCCTTTAATTCGTGGGCAACATCCTCCAATCCTTTTCTAATGCCAAACGTTGCCATACCTTCATAAAACTTTTTTATATGTTAGTGTGTTGGAAAACGTTTTGTCATGAAAATGGAAGAGCAACTTACTCCCAGTGCTCCGGCCCCCGTATCAATCCCTCCCAGCATGCCGACCATCACGCCGGAGATGGTAGAGCAAATGAAAGCACGTGCCAGGGAAGAGGCCATTCGTATCACCATGGAACAGCGTCAAGCAAACCCGGCTCCGCAGTTGCAGGTATCTGCCGACTTCCAGCGTGCACCTCAAGTTGTTTATGTGCGCCGTAATCTGACTGTTGCTGAGCTAATCCTTACCGTCTTCTTGGCTTGTGGCATTGTCCTTGGCGTGCAAGCTGGCTGGAATTTTGGTAGCAAACTGCTACCGCGCATTGAAATTAAAGTTAAGTAGTGTATTGGGCACAGAGAAACTATAATTGAATCAAGAGCATCTATGCATAAATAAATGGCCAACAGGCGCATTAGCGATTTACAAGAACTTGCGGGCGTTGATCTTGCGGAGCAGGATCTATTTACTGTTGTCCACGTTTATGAAGTAGACCCGGCGTTAAAAAATAAGAAGCTTACGATTTCTGGAACTAAACAATATCTTAATATTTACTACTTGCCGCGCACGGGTGGCACCATTAGTGGCAACACAGCCATCAGTGGAGACCTAAGTGTTACCGGTTTAACCACAACTTCTGGCCTGGCGGTTAGCAACCAGGCTTCCGTCAGCGGTTTAATTGTTCAAAACAACGCAACCGTCAGTGGAACGATCAGTGGTGTTACGTTAACCGGCACCAACCTTCAAGGAACAAACATTAATGGTGTAACGGTTACGGCAACAACCTTTACAGGTTCAACCATCAATGCAATCAGCGGTAATTTTTCAACACGACTTAGTGGTGCAACGATCACAGGTAACAACATCTCTGGTACTTCAGGTGTCTTTAATGCGTTAAGTGGTGTCACAATTACTGGAACAACCGTTCAAGCAACCTCCGGTGTTTTCGGAACACTTGCCACTCCACTTCTTGTTGTTAGCGGAAACCTGACCGTTGAAAGCGGACTGATTACATCTGGTCTTGCTCAGTTTGCATCCGGCGTCAATGTCAGTGGCACATTATCTGGCACCACAATTACCGGGACAACGGTTGCTGCAACTAGTGTCACTGGTGTTTCTGGTGTATTTACCACCAACCTTAGCGGTGCAACCATCACTGGGAATACCGTTAATGTTTCTACAATTACCGGTGTTTCAGGCACATTCACAACTAGGATTTCTGGCGCAACGATCACTGGTGATGCCGGATCTTTTGGCGGTATTACCGCAGTTTCCGGTACGTTTGCTCAATATGTTTCGGGCACAATTGTTACCGGTAATACGGGACAATTTACAAATATCACGGGCGCTACCGGAGTTTACACCTATTTATCAGGTGCCACCATCAGTGGTGATACGGTAAAGGTCTCCACCATCACTGGTGTATCCGGAGTATTTACCAGTAATATTTCTGGTCTTGTCATTACAGGTGACACCGGAAAGTACACATCTCTTACTGGTGTAACTGGCGTATTTACAACCAGTATTAGCGGTGCAACTATTACTGGTAATACGGTTCTTGCAACCACAATTACAGGTGCAACAGGTGTCTTTACTGCTCTTGTTTCAGGTTTGACCGTTACCGGTAATACGGGACAATTTACAAACCTCACAGGTATTGCTGGTGTTTTTACCACCAGTATTTCTGGCGCAACCATCACCGGCAATGCGGGTCAGTTCACGACGCTTACTGGTGGAACAGCTGGATTCACTACGGTTACTGGTACAACAATTACAGGCACAACCGTTAACGTAACGACAGTTAATGCAACCAGTGGTAATTTTACTAATATTGTTTTTACCAATACAACTGTCTCGGGTAATTTAACGGTTAGCGGTTCTGGTTTCTTTGGCTCAGGTGTTTCAGTTACTGGGACTATCAGTGGTCAAACTGTTACTGGTACAACAGCACAATTCACGACAATCACAGGCGTTTCTGGTGCATTCACGACAATTACAGGTGTTACGGTCACCGGCACTACTGCCAACTTTGCCTCTGGCGTTTATACAACTCAAATCTCGGGTGCTGTAATTACTGGTAATACGGGTCGCTTTAGTAACATCACTGGTGTGTCTGGTGTATTTACTGCTCCCTCTGGTGCAACACCCGCCTTAATTTCATCTGGTGTTATTTCAGGTGATGCTGGGTTAATTATTCGCGGCACAATTACTATTCTTCCTTAAGGCGTAATTATTTTCCTGTTATTATTAGTATAAAGAACAAGTGCTGCTATGGCTTACGGTACAATTAAAGTTGATAATATTACGTTTACCACTGCTGGTGCAGATGCATTCACCACGGTTTCCGGTATTTATCGTGCTATTACTTCTGGCGTAACTGTTTCGGGTACAATTTCCGGTAATACAATTCAAGGCGCAACAATCTCCGGTACTACTAGTATTTTTGGTTCGGGTACTGTTACTTCACCTAGTGTTTCTATTGGTACAGGTACTACTTACGCACCAGGTATTTATTCCCCGGGCACAGACGTATTAGCTGTTTCAACCAGTGGAACAGAACGCCTCCGCATCGACAGCTCCGGCCGTGTAGGCATAGGAACTACTGGGCCTCAATCGCAGTTGCAAGTTCTTGATCAAATAAAAGTAAGCAACTCAGCTCAATCCCAAGGAAGCATTGTTTTAGGGGATGGAGCTAGCACCGCATTTAACGTCGGTATTGCTCGGTGGAATGGCACCACTAATGCCGCTGGCGCTGGTGGCATTGGTTACTTTTCCCAAGGCACTGGCAACGTTG